TTAACTGCCTCTCTTAGGCAAGCGCGGTAATATGCCAATTGTGAAGTCTCCTGGATCTACATTATGGTATTTGCCATCGGCATTTTTTTCGTACACAATACGGTCTATTATCTGTTTGAGCCACTTGTTCTTTTCGACTGGCTCAAGAGTATCATAGATTTCAAGGAGGTGTTTTATTGATGGAACGAACTCTGCTTGAACATTCTGGCGTTCAAGCACCTGCTGGTGCTCGGCTTTCAAGCGGTCGATTTTTTCGCCAATTTCCATGATTTGCTGTTCGATGGCCGAGGAACGCTGCTTGAATATCTTTTCGGTGTATGTGCCACGTTCAAAAAAGCTGTACACTTTGTCGAGCTGGTCTTGCAGGGTTTCAATTTCCTTTTCGGCAAGACTGATAGCGTTCGACAGTTCGGCGTTAAGGTCGGCTTCATGTTTAATTTGTGCCTTGTCAACGCTGTAGTCCTTTACCCAGCTATTGAGGATACTTAATACTCGCTGTTCAACAAGATCAAATCGAGACGCTTTATTCTTACAACCTGCAGTGTAACAGCCAATGTAATCAGGCTGTCTGCCATATCCCCTGCGATAATTCATGCAGTGTCCACATTTGGCACAGAAAATTAAGCCAGCAAATGGATTAATATTTTTATGTCGATATTTTATAGGTGTAGGCGGGTTAGCAGCTATAAGGTCCTGCACTTTGTAAAACAACTCCTCGGAAAGTATCGGCTCATGAAGTCCATCGACAACAATGTAGTCACCGTCTTGTGCGAACTCCCTTGATTTCTTCTTCATGCCTTCCGGGGTGACTGTCTTCTTGACTTTGCGGTATCCCCACCGTATTTTACCGATGTACACGGGATTGATAAGCATATTCTGTACGCCGTAAATCGTCCAGTAATCCTTTTTGCCAGCTGATTTAATGCCTAGTTCGTTCAGGCGCACAGCAATGGTGTACGGTCCTATTCTTTTCTTTTGACTGTTGACCTCTGCGCCCTCGGCATACCACTCGAAGATCATGCGGACAACTTTTGCTTGTTCTTCTACGATCTCCAGGGTAAATCCCTTGTCGTTCGGGATCTTGACTTTGCGGTACCCGTAAGGCGGAATACTTCCGACATACTTGCCCTCTTTCGCCGAAGCCTCTCTGCCTCGGACAAGACGGCGGTTGGTCGTGGTAAATTCGCGTCGCGCCATGAAGAGACCGAACTCGAAGTATTCCTCGTCAAACTCGTTCTGAGGGTCGAACGTCTTGAGCGGCGTGATGATCTTCGTGCCGGAGTACTTGAACGTCTGGGCGACAAGTCCCTGATCCATGGTATCACCACGGGCAAGACGCTCGATTTCCATGACGAGCACGCCGTCCCACTCACCAGCTCCGACTTCCGAAAGGAGCCGTTGCATCTGAGGACGAGCGGCTATCGTTTCACCGGATACGATCTCTTCGTAGGTGGCGCTTATCGTGATTCCCATACGCCTGGCGAGTTCCAGCAGGGCTGTCTTGTGCCGGGAAAGGGTTTCGCCCTCGCCGTGTGCCTCGGCTTCGAGGTCGGCACGGGATTTTCGTAGGTAGATGCAGTATTTACTCATGTTGCATCTCCAATACTGGCTGCTCAGCCTCTCTGATTTTTCTTGGGTTTGGCACTTTAGACCTAATACCGTCAACGTGTTCATATAAGTCCGGTTTAATGGGAGAACGCATGGGGTCGAGAATAAAATCGATTCCCTCTCTTCGAGCCAACTTAGCCGCCGGTACGAAGTCACTGTCGCCTGATATCAGAATGATCTGGTCTACCTGCTGCTTAAATGCCAACGATGAAATATCTATGCCTATTTTCATGTCGACTCCTTTTTGGGTAATCTGCAGGGAAAAGTCAGCTTCCGTCAGTTCATCAACGGTCATAGCTTTGCTGCAAAGTTTTTTTATTATCTCATATCTTATTGAATATGTAGCTTGTTCCTCTGCCAGTTTACCCATTCGCATGCAAAATTTACGCTTATGGGTAAGCTCAGATATGAATTCGTTCATCCATTTGTACATATCAGAACGTCCGAAATCTATCTGCTTTCCCAATAAAGGATGATACAGCTTTTTTGCCATAGGCGGGCAGTCGTAGTAGAATATTCTGTATAATTCACGCTGTTCTCTTTTGTCTTTAAGATGTGAACGGCAATAGCGTTCAAGTTCGTTTGCGCGTTCCTTGGCTGTTTTTTCGCCAAAAAGATGATATGCTCTTTGGCGGTAGAATCCACCATCGACAAGTATAGCGACTTTAACCATAATACACATCCTCCTTGATAATAAAAAAGCCTTTAGGTTCGGCACAACCCTTATAGTGGGCGGCTTACTGCTAAAGGCATATTAACAATTGTAACCGTGTTACAATTATATTATATGATACTTTAGCTAAAATTTCAACCCTTGAGAGATAAATTTGTTACTATTGACAAAACAAACTATTGTAAACAATTGATTGCTTGTGCATAATTACCATATTGCTTTTGGGGTCATTTTGGCAGGAAATCATCATCTTCCTTCAAACTTGGTACGAGTAAAGATATATCAGTAGAATCGCGTTCCAATCTATTTTTCCGTGCTTTGATATTACATGGTTTTAAATTGTTCAGCTTTTTAAATGTCTCAAAGTGTTTGCAATTTTCACAAATTTTTGTGTCATAAAGCTTTTCGGCATTTCTAGTTTCATTACATTCTTGACATTTTTTCATATGACATTCCTTTCTTCGTAATCGAGTCTAATTGTTTAATATTTTTCCTAAGTCTGGATTATATGTTGAAATAGCTTTGGCAATGGCTGTTCGTTCATAAGAAATCACTATGAGCCTCATTGGGCTATAAAGAAGATATATTTGCTTAATTGCAAATATAATAAGCCATGAGAATAAAGCAAAAATAGATAGCCAAACTGTAATGATCCAAAATTGAAGAGTAAGTACAAAGGTAAAGGTAATAGGATTTTGAATCACTGAAGAATAGTCAATTGTATCTATCTGTTTTATCAATGAAAAGTAAGTAATATTATTTTTGTCTGGTGTTTGAAGAATTGAAAACATTAGTGTGATAAATACTGATATAACTACAGAGGTTATTATTGAAAAAGAAATTTTAGATTTATAGTTTAGCTTATTATATCTTTTCATTAAGTAATTTACTTTTTTTGATTTTTCATCTACGGATATTCCTTTCTTATTACTGTACATAGAATAAAATGAATTAATATATATAAACGTGAATTTAATTGTAAGGTATGTATTTTGGGTGTATTTATAATAGTGATTATAACATTTATATGGTTTGCATTTTCCTATAAAAGCTTTTTTATTTTTTGATTGAAATGAAGGTATATTTATAATATTATTTTTATTTTTGGACATTATGATTTCTCCATATGATACATAGATTCAATGCTTTTGATGTCATCACAAAATGATCTTAGGTCATCGAACGTCATGACGATCACTCTGTTTTCTTGAGCAGAGATCAGTTTTTGGCTCTGTGTTTCTCCATTGACTATAACTGCCGAAATGTTCCACCAAGAGTTCTGCCCGAACGTTCCCGCGTGTTTATGAATGTATTCTTTTACAGCGGCTTGATTTCTTCCTAATATGCAGAAATTCAGTCCATACAGAGTGTTGTCTTCTGCACTATATGGTACGAAATCGTATTCAGACAATACGCTTTTATATTCATTGTGATTCATGGCAATAAAATACATATGCTTACATGGCAATCCGCGCTTCCTGAAATCCGGACAGCTACAGCCGTTTCCGCAGGTAAGATAAATCTTACAGCTGCTGCCTCTGATAATTCCGGTTGTTGTGTTCGGGCTGTATTTGCGGAGTTGTATTCCATTATAGCTATCGGAGGCTCTTTTTATCCTGTCGAGTTGTTCAGGGGTAGCGTGTATATCTGGATTCCAATTTGTCCAACCGATTTTCCTAAAATCTTCGGACATCATTTCAGCAATATGATTATAAACATCACTTTGCAAGCGATTTCTCTCAGAAGGAGTCATTTTAGCAATGTCGCTGTCTGTTATTTCTGAAAGCCGCCTTTGAGTATTGTTGACTTTATCTTCTATTTTTTCTTTTTCAGCTTGTTTTGCCGCCTTACGTTCTAGTATGCGAGTTTTAATTGTTTTAGCGATGGGGATAGCAATAATTACTATCAAGGCTATAATTATTAATTCCATAGCTTTTAATTCCTCAATAAAAAATATGCAAAGTGTTATTCTGTAACAAAACTAATGCTATTCGACAAAAAATGTGCTATAATCATATCAGCATTACCGGTAGTGACTTTTGGGAAAGGAGAAACCAATCGTGGATAACAATATGGAATCCTTCGAAAAGCAGAGCGTCGAACTTTCGGAAGACATTTTACAGTTTACCGAAATGTTCTCTCAACTGTCACCGGAAGCTAAAGATGCAATGTTAGAAATTCTACGGCTGCTTAACAGCGAAGAATAATCTCATTATCCCGTTGCCGAAAGGTAGCGGGATATTTCTATTCATCGTCCGCAAAAGTTTTGATTATCTTCAAAACCTGTTTTCGTTTTTCGCTTGTCAGACTTGAAAATAGCTTGATTGCTTCTTCAAGCTGAGGGTCGATATCAGAGTGAATGCTTTGCGGATTATCCGTATTACCTAGCAAATAATCGGCTGAAACATTAAAGTATTCTGCAAAATTTCCAGCGTATTTTTTGAAACTGCTTTTGTTCCTGCCATTTTTCCAATCATAAATTATAGATCTTGGAAGCCCCATAGCTTTTTCAAGTTCTTGATCCGTTTTCCCGCTTTTTTCGATTAGTGGTAAAAAACGTTCTGCAAATAGATTCATCAATAATATTCCTTTCTATTGACTTTTCGGTAATTACCGAGTATAATATAAACAACACGGTATGTTCCGCGAACTATGACAAGCCGTAACCGGCAGAAATGGAGAAAACAGTATGAGTATGAATGAATCAGCGAAAAGACCGAATGCAGCACCTCTTGTAGAGATACGCTCAAATGGAAGTGGAACAACGGTTTATATTGATGGGAAAGAAATAGAACTTGTAGAGTCTGTTTCGTTCGAGTTTGACCCCATGAGAAATTTAAATCCCATCTTGACGCTCAGAATAAGAGCCTGCAATTTCTGCATAACCACCAACACTATACCCAACCTCCCTGCTCCGTGGGCAGAGTTTTATGAATTTAAGCCCAAGTATAAAGACCTGATATTAATTGATTGATTAGCTAGTCAATCATTAGAATGATCCTTTTTCTTTTGGCATACTGTTAAGGATTGACCAACAGGGTATTCCTTTGGCAAAGTACACAGGTATTGATAGCAGTAGGGGTAATCACAATCATATCCGATTATTGTATCATCGGTCAGTGATTTCAGATGAATTACTACAGCTCTTTCTGTTTGAATCGTTTTACAAAAACAAGTCGTGCCCGTGCCTAACATATCGCACCTTCTTTCACAATCAATATAACGCCTGATATGGCAGAATGGAGAAGTAAATTATGAACACTAAAGCCCAAATCGACGAATCTGTTAAGTCTTCAATCAACGAGATTATTAAAAATCTCTCAAGCAAAGTTGATGAAAAGACAAAAGAAGATTCTTGTGATCCTGAAACCCTTGTATTGTACACCAAAGCGCTTATGAACAGTCTTTGCGCAGCTCAGAGGTTTGACTTTGTCACTGGAAAGTACGGTGAAATTATCGACATAGATACAGAGCGTATGCTTAAGCGAACAGTTGGTAATATAACGGAGTTAGTTCTCAAAACTTGTGTGAGCAACCAGAACGTTGATGATCTGCTGAACTTTATTAGACTGCTGGACTTAACCATGCTGGCCTGGAAAAGACTCTATAGCTTCGGAGAGAACAATCCCTATGTTTGATTATTTATCCGGAATTTTGTCCCATTTCCTCAAGCCATCCGGAAGAATATTTGATTTTGAGCCTTTGAGAGAGTCAATAGTGTCAATACCGCTGCTCTGAGTATAAACATCGTCGGCTGCCGCTTCGGGAGTAGGATAGAACCCTCCACATTCATCGCCCAGCCATAAGGCATATTTTTTCACATTGCGATCAAACTTGATTTCAATCTTTCCAATAGGACTATCGTAAATCCACATAATTTTCTTCCTAGCCGCCCTTCGGGGCGGCTTTTGTTTTTTTCAACAAAACCAGTTGCTGAAATTTGTACAAGTCTACAATTATTCGGTAAACACCGAATATCATATTGACAGTTCGGTAAATACCGAGTATAATATAATCAGGTTAAGAAACTAAACCCATTATAACACATAGGATAGGTTATGTCAATAGATGTAAGCTGTAAATTGCACAAGAGACAAGGTGGTGAGAAAATGACAATTACAATGAGCGGCAAAACAATAGGAGAAAACATCAAGCTGGCGAGAATGCAGGCGGGTATCAGCCGGGCTAAGCTCGCCGAGGAACTCTGTGTTTCAGAGGTCATGGTGTACAAGTATGAGACTGATTCAGCAAACGTACACCCGCGCAAGCTTAAGAAGATTGCAGAGGTCTGCGGTGTATCGGTCGAGGAGCTTACGGCGATAGGCGCTTGATTGCAAGAAAATTGCCCTAAGATTCGAAGGACTTAGGGCATAAGAGAGGGAGGTGACACATTATGGTGAAACGTGGCGGCTTAGAACTGGCGATGCCAGAAGCCGTGTGGGAACACATGTTTAAGGAAGCTGAGGAGCAGAAAAAAGCCGAAACAATACTTCAGACTTTGGACGGAATGAGTATTGCTTCGGCAAAGGAACTGCTCACCAAGTGCGAGCAGTGTTTAGGAACGCTGATTATCCGTTCCTGCGAATGTCCGCAAGTTCCTCAGAAATAAGCTCCTGAGTTTCCACGAAGAAATGGGTGAACTCTCTAGGGCTGTAAAAGCTCTTGTTACATTTTTGTATGTACAGCAGCGCAAGTTTTTCAGCAAGTTCATCTAAATCTTCATCCGTGAAGTGAAGGTCATTAATACCCATTATCATTTCTCCTTTCGTATTATTTCAGCTCGGCAAAGCTGATAAGCTAATTATAACACGAAACAAGGGAAATTACAAGGAGGTGAACCTAACATGTTTACAAACAGAACCCCCGACGGCAGAAACAACATCTGCGGCATAAAGGTCAAGGAGCTCCGCAAGGGATTAAGAATCTCGCAGCGTGAGCTTTCCGACAGACTTATCGTTAACGGTCTGGACATCGACAAGAACGCTGTACAGCGTATCGAGTCCGGGCAGAGATTTGTAACGGATATCGAGATAATCTACCTTGCAAAGGTGCTCGACGTTACCGTTGAAGAACTTATCAGGAGGTAAAACCAGTGCTGACAACATCAGAGCTGAACAACAAGCTCAATGAGCTTACCATCGAATACCGCAAGGTAGTCGATACCGGAAACGCGACCGAGATCCTGCGCTGGGTGCTTTCAACAGCCGAATTCATCAGAGAGATGTATGAGGAAGCAATATCAGCAAAGGGAATGACGGAGAATGAGCGCGAGGCATTTACACTTGCGAACTGCGCAAGCGATCTCAACCGTAAAACAATAAAGGCGCTACTGATAGACCGTCTTGCAAGGGAGGCTGCTTCAGCAAAAAAGCCTAGCAAGAATGACAACAAGGGTGCGTAAGAAAGGTGTATGTATGGAGAACATTGAAAAAGCGCTCTACACTTTGACATACGCTCTGCGGAGCACTAGAGCAGGCAAGGACATTGATTATATCGAGGTGACCGAGGAAGGTTGCGGGCGCACTGCGGTGATACACTTTGCTCCGGGAAGCGGCAAGCGCAACAAGGCAGTTGGCATTGAGTGTGACAGCGCCCTGGGAGCAATAATGGACGTCTGCAAGGCGCTTTCAAACTGATAAGAGGCAAGCAAGTGAACAAGCCCCAATGTCATACAATGAACGGAGGTGATTATCATGGCACGACCGACCCCGAAAGAAATACTGGAACTCAAGCCGCATATCGTCGAGCACGTCTACGATGAGAACGGAAAAGAGATCGGGTGGATAGCAGACAACTTCGTTGTTCAGACGCAGAAAGAGGTTGATGATATCCTCAAGGAACTCGGCAAAATCTGGGGCGATTCGTGCGATCGCAAAGCCCGCGAAAAGCAGCTTGCCTCAAAGCCCTGACATTACGGCAAGCCATAAGAAAGGAGAAATTATGCCTAATTATTTTGGAAAGCAAAGGCTCGTCCGAATCCTTTACAATTATCTGGAGTGGACAGCTCCGGAGAAACTCGCAGAACTTAAGCGCGAACTCAAAGAAGCAGGCGAATACAGAAAGTACGAAATCAAGTACACGAAGCGCCGGGGCGACGAGTGGCTTAAGGCTCATATTTACTTTGATCGTATCGAATATCGCTTTGAGATGCATGCTTGGGGGAAAGAATCCAAGCGCGTTACCCTCATCGAAAAGAAAGTCATTGGCGACTACGACGACGAGAGCATTACGCAAACTTTTGCCGGAACCGCCCACTATGATGAGAACTTTAACCCGGTGGATACAGACACATCACATTGCAGTGATTTGCTGGCTTTGCAATCGATTGCAAAAGTCGGACAAGCCTCGTAGCAGCATAAGGACGGTGAACAAGATGAGGAATAATAAAAGGCGTACAAGAGCCGAAACAGTGCTTAAGTACGCAATAATCACGATGTGCGGATTGATTCTCTTCACGCTGGCGAACGATTCCGCAAATGCCGAACGCATATCCAACAGCGTGGGTGGCGAGGCGGTGTTCGTTCTTCTGCCGGTGCTGTGGTGGGTCATTGAAAGGACAATAAAGGATTCGGTTGCGGAAGCCAGGAAAGCCAAGCGCAACAGAAATGAGAGGACATGGCGATGAGCGAGAAGAAAACGCTGCACAATGTGTGGCTCATACAGGACAAGGTTCCAATTGATGAGTCGGCGGACAATGTTCCGGTCGATGATCCTGATGACTCTGAGAGAAAACCCAAGTATTTTGCTGGACTGGCAATAAGCGAAGTCACCGGGAACCAGGTTTCAAGGTTTGAACTGCTTTCCGCTGCTACTAAAGTATATAAGAATGAGAAAGGTGCGAAAATAGGCGCGCGCATGGCGGACAAGTACTATGAAAGTCCGTTCATTACCCCGGTGTTCGTTGAGTACGCGGAGTTTGATGTGCCGGAAGAACCGCTGAAGCCCTCAACCCCTGCTCCGAAGGAGCCGCCGGCACGTACTCCTTTGTCGGCTGTCCCTGAAAGCGAACTTGGTGGTTGGATTGCGCTGGACAAGCTTTGCGGCAACTATCCGCTGATGCTGCGGAAAAAGGTCGGCACCATTTTTCGTTTTGCAATCGCTTTCAACGAAAAGGATATCCGTTACTTGCCTGCCGAAGAAATTTTCGCCTGGACGCGGTACTTTGAGGAATGCACCAGCTTCGTAGTTGGCAGGATCCGCAACCGCCGCATAGCCGAGGGCAAGGACCCGGACGGCGCTGACGACTGGAAGAAAGGCGTTACATAATGGCTGTTCAGATATGCCCTATATGCAAGAAGGGCGAAGACCATGAAGTTGGTTCATGGGTAAGATGTCCGCGATTTGCAGCGCCTGTGTGCATGGAGCATTGCAACGAGTGCAGGTTCTTCAGCGGCTACGAAACATCGGTAGTTCACTGCTACTTCGGCAGCAAGGACGAGCCGAACACAAAAAAATAAAGCCTTGAGCAAAGACTCAAGGCTGAAACAAAACAGGGAAATGAATTAAAAATATCCTACTTAAATTATACATCATTTCCCTTTAAAAGTCAATAGGGAGTTTTCAAAAAAAGCGGCGGTAGAGCCGCTTTGACGGCCTTGTAATGAGTATTAACTTTTCGGACATTTTGTTCTTCAAGCGGAAAACTCCCTCGACAGTCAGGGGGAATGATAGTGAGACGGAATTTTATCCGGGAAAAGGCATTCGACGCTCGGAACAGTCGATACAAAGAGGTGGAGCTTTTCGAGTATTCGGAGGAGGAGCAGGAAGCAGTAAGGCAGAGGAGGAAAACACGCACCAGGGCTTCTCCTCCTAAAATCAAGAGCCTTAATGATAAGAACAGCAGAAAGCACTTCCGATGGCTCTTGTTCAACAACTTTGTCGAGGGTGATTATCTTGTTTCACTGACCTTTGACAACGAGCACATACAAAAGAGCATTCCTGAACGTAAGAGGGAATTTACCAATTACATAAAGTGCTTAAGGCGTTTATATGTTAAGAACGGTCTTGAATTAAGATACCTATACGTGATTGAAGGTGTGAACGACGAAGCGCGCTTCCATTATCACCTGGTTATCAATAGCGGGAACGGTAAAGTTACAAGAGATGAGGTTGAGCGGCTGTGGAAGTGTGGCGAACATACGAACAGCAAGCGTTTGCAGCTAGACAGTGATGGTACCTTTACCTCTCTTGCAGTCTACTTGATGAAGTCCAAGGATACAAAGAAGAAATGGGAACGCAGCTGGAATGGTTCGCATAACCTCAAACGTCCGGAAATCACCACCGATGATAACAAGGTATCAAGAAAGACCATGCGGAAGATTCAAGACGCTGCACGAAACGACGAGGTCAGAGTGATCATGAGCAAGGTATATCCGAAGTTTAAGGTCATTGATTATGAGATTGGTCAAAACCCTGTCACAGGTCGGGATTATGCAAGGTTCAGAATGATCAGGCTCGAGTAGAGCCAGATACAAGCGAATTCAGCAGTAATGCGGGTTCAGGCAACAAAACAGGTCAATTACCCCGGACACGAGCGGCGCAAAGCCCAAAAAGCCGCGCGAAATCAATCGGGGTGCTATATAGGAGGAATTTTATGAACAGCGAAACACTTAAGCAGCTCGGAGAACCGAGCAACGATATGGAGCGTGAGATATTTGAGTATCTCACTGCTTGCAGTGACCCAGAACTTGATACGCGAATTCTTGAAAAGAAACTCAGCTTAGAGGGGTGTTTAGAGTTTTGCTTCAAGAAAGGCAAGGCTAATGAGGTGAAGGTCAAGAATTACGGTGTATCCAAGATATCAGAAGAGCAGCATTGGAAGTGGGTTCGTGGATATTTCGGCATAAAAGAAGAAAGTGTGTCAGCAGGAAAGCCGCTGCCGATCCCTGTGCAGATGAGCGCAAAGAAACCTGTCATCAGCTTTGATGACCTTCTTTAAGGTGGTGCTGGTATGATAGCATACAAGGAACTGTCGGGAACGATGTTCACCGAGAACATCACCTTCAAAATGAAAGCATCAAAGTCAAGATATAGCAGGAACTATGAATCAACAGGTGTGTATACTGCTAAAACGGTATTCACTAAAAAGCATACTTGCGTCTTATCCGTATGCCTCTATTTGCCCACTGAAAAAGAAAACGAATGGACGCTGGGAGAGAGGCATTTTCTTACCGAGAACGGGGAAATGGCAAGCGAGGCGTACCTCGGTGATGGCGCATTCAAGCGTGGTGAGTTCAAGATAGGCAATGGAAATGTTTCGACACGATGGGGCTACGATTGGTATTGCAGTTTTTCATGGACTTTACGGAGCGGTTTCGCAGACGCATATGCGTTTCCATATGGTGATGCAGATAAGACAATAGGAGATTTCCTGAAACGGTTTGACGCTTTTGCAGGATATGATGTACATGATTCCACTTTCACTCCTAAGTGTATGTTAAGCTGGTTGGCGGATTATCAGGTTGATTTCTTTAACGATAAAATCAAGAAAGCCACACAGCGCCGCAATGCTAGGGTTAGGGATCTTATGTATCCATATTCTGACACCCCCGAGGATATGAAGAAATGGATATTCACCGAGCGGCTCAAATTGGCTCCGTGGTTTTACAGCTATTCCCACAAGCATACTCAGAAGGGCAAGTGCTCTGTATGCAAGAACGAATCGCAATTGGACGGAGTTAGGGATTATGCCAAAAGAATATGTCCTGTGTGCGGAGCAGAAATTCAGTGTATTAATATACGCGCAAAACGTTATACAGCATATTGCGCCAAGAAGATAGACTGGGCGAACAGCTGTGACACTGTGTATCATCAGATATTATCGGATGGTAAGTTCCTTAGCCGATACTTCTTTTCTATAACACGCTATGAGTATGACATTGACACCGGCGAAATAAACAGAAAAGATGAATTAACCGAATACCGCCGTGATTTTTGGGAAATTGTTCGTGAACAGCAAATTGCAGCGCTTGACTCGGTTTATGAAAAGAGAGCTGAATGGGAGAAAGTTAGTCGGAGATCTATTCGGTATGTTAAGCTCGGAGCATGCTGGCCGGGAAATCTCGTTGAACTGGTGCACGCAACTGGGATACCAACTATACAGAACATGGACATTGCCCCTCTCTGTGCAAAGTGGGACAGGCACATCATTGAATTGCTGAATGGCTTGAAAACGGCTCCCGTTGTAGAAAACCTTGGTAAAGAGGGTTTACATAGTCTTGCAGAGTCAATTATTTATGGTTATGGCGCTGCGGACGGGCTTGGAGTATGCTCTTCAAACAAGCCGTATAAATACCTCGGAGTGAGCAAAACAATTCTTCCTTTTTTCGCTGAAATTGATGTTTCTGTTTTTCAGGTAAAAGTGTGGAGAGAACTTGGACTGACGGAAAAAGACATTAAGGCATTTTGTAAGCTTTGTAACGAATGCGCTGAGCATTTAAGCGAGGTTTCAAAGATTATGCTTAAATATCGGTTGCCCATTGTTCGTCTTAGCAACTATCTTGAAAAGCAGCGGACAAAAATGCAGCGTAAATCCGGTGTAGGTATTTTCTTCATAGATTATGTCGTGGCAGCGGAGAAGCTTGGATTTGACCTTACTGGAAATCGCGAATTATTCTTTCCGCAGGACATAAAGAAGGAGCATGACAGGTGCAATGACCTAGTATTCATTAAGGAATCCACGGTCCAAAATGAACACTTGCAGAGAAGAACGAAACTGCTTGAGCGGCTTTCATACAAGGATAAGAAGTTTATTATTCGACCGCTGAGGACAATACAGGACTTTGTCAACGAAAGCAATAAGCTGGATCATTGCGTAAAGACTTATACTAAGCGGTGTGTTGAAGGAACTGCAAACATTTTCGGGCTTAGGAAAATTGATGAACCCGATGAACCGTATTTTACTGTAAATATAAGCAGCGACGGTAGGCTCATTGAAAATCACGGTCTTCACAACGTCTTGCCGACTTCAGAGGTCAAAGCCTTTGTTGATAAGTGGCTTAAGGTTGTAACTAAACGGTTGGAAAAGGAACCGATTGATGCATCCGAGAAGGAAGAAACCACACAGAATATACGAATAGGAGCGTAACACATGAAAACATGCCAGTATTACAAGGGCACCGAGCAAGTCGGTGCTGATTCGACAAGAATCCTCTGCTCATACATGGCGAGCGGCGGAAAAGTTTTCAAGAACAATGACCCGGAAAGTGCGGCTCTGATACAGTGCTGCTGGCACGCTGAGAAAGCGGAAAAGGAGTGTCCGCTTTGGAACGTTGAAACGGCGGACACCATTCTGGACAAGCCGGATGCAGTTTCGAATGACGAGGACGAAGATGTTGACGGAATCGAATTCAGCGAAGGTGAAAAGCTTCAGATGCTTGCGGACGGATTCTGCAAGATGAGTAAGACGTGCCCCTACTACTCCAGCGAATATGGAAAGGCCGAGGTGAACTATCTCGGCGCTATGGAATTCGAATGTGAACACACCAAGATGATATTCGCAGAGGAAAGCAAAGCCGGCGAATGGCTTGAAAGATGTTGCTCGGCACCGGGAAATTGCTATCACTACCGTAAGGCTAAAGAAGAGGAGGGACAGCCAGTGGAACAGCAGACATTCACGACGGAAATTACTGAAAAGACAGATACAATGCCAACTGAACGACAGAACAGAGCGGCGCAGCTTACGCAGCGAATCCTGGCGAACGGATCAATTGCGGCGAACTCAATGATAGAGATGGGTCGAGATCTCAAGGCGGTTCGTGACGAGCGGCTTTTCACGGAACTTGGCTTCGGGTCGTTCGAGGAATACTGCGAGAAGAAGGTCGGAATCGGAAAACGGCACGGATACAACTTCATTCAGGTATATGAGAAATTCGGCGAGGAGAAACTGCAGCAGCTTCAGGGCCTGGGAATCACCAAGCTGTTGGAGATCGCAAAGCTGGACGATGAGGACGCTGAAGATCTCATGAGGAACAACGACGTTTCCGGGCTTTCCACCCGTGAGCTTTCTGCAGAAGTCGAGAAATACAAGAATAAGTATGAGCAGCTGACCATGCTGCTTGAGGAGGAAAAAAGCAAGAATGCTGAAAGTGCGTCACTTGAATCGCAGGTGGAGGAGCTGAAGCGGTTTGCCGCAATACTTAACGATGATTACAACAAAGCTCTCAAAGAAAAAGCGGAAGCTATTAAAGAACATCAGTCCGAGATGAAGAAGCTGACCGCTGACCGGGATAAGCAAATTAACGAGCTGAAAAAGAAGCAAACCGACTATGAGGAGCTTGAACAGCGATATAAAGAAATCGCAAGCCGTCCTGCAGAAATCTCCGAGGAAGAGCGGAACGTACTCATTCAGCAGGGACGCGATGAAATGTGTAAAGAAAAAGACGAGGACTGGAGCAACGTCGTTGAACTGGCAAGAAAGACGGCAACCCGAAATACAGAGAAGAAATTTACTGAGGAAATCAGCAGTCTCAAGATCCTAAACGACGAGCTGCGCAAAGTTGCTGACGGCGCCAAGGAATCTGCAAAGAAGTACAAGGACGAGCTTGAAAAGCAGAAAGCTGAAAACGCTGCTTTGCAATCGAATGCACAGGTGGTCGAGGCTCCTGCACCCTCTCCGACGAGCGGCGCACGGGATAAGGTAAAGTTCTACTTTAAGCAGATAGAAACAGCATTCACCGCCGCGACAGAGGCTGTGTCCGAGGCTGATACCGAAGAGCGTGCCGAGCTTACTTCTGCGCTTAAGAAGGTACTTGAGCGCATGGGCGCGATATTAGAACAGACCTAATAACGGGAATGTTAGATTGAATTCGGGTGGGGAACATTCCCTACCCGGAAACAATCCATTGTTGAAAGGTGAGAAATTGTGAAGATAAACAATGAAATCCAGAACAAGTGCGGCCATTGCAAGTATGCCCATGTCAAGAAATACGGCACAAGCGTGTATTGCCAGATACACGATGATACGCTTAAAGGCATCAGCTCAAAGGCTTGTGAGAAGTTCGAGGAACGACCGGATAGAGAAAAGGAGAGAGCAACATGACCAAAGAAGAACTTCTGAAAACAGCAAAGCCTATCCTTTTCAACACCGAGATGGTGCAAGCAATTCTGAATGGACTTAAAACAACGACAAGGCGGTATGTAAAAGCCAAGAGTAAAAACGCGTGTGGATTTTATGTTACATTCCGAGAGTTAGATGGCTCTTTTACGGGCGTATACGACTATGACGAAAACGGAAAGATGTTTGAAAGTCCACAGACACAACCAGTATACAAAGGCGATATTCTCTATGTTAGGGAATCATGGAGCTGGTGTCCTTGTTGGGACTGTGGTATGGAAACAGATGATGGCAAGTGCGCCGATCCCAACGGTCACAGAAGATACAATTCCGAAAAAAAGGAGTATGGATGCTATTATTTCAAAGCATCTGCTCATGCTGGAGAACAGCCTCCAGGTTTTGAACATTGGAAACCCTCAATACATATGCCGAAAGAAGAAGCCCGAATATTACTGCGGGTAACTAATGTGAGGGTGGAAAAGGTGCAGGACATTGTCACCGGTGATTACCGCACACCTGGCAACATCAATGCCGAGGGCTTGTACAAGCCCTGCGAGAAGTGTATGCATCACAACGGAGATTGCAAGGATTTCATCGGAGATAACACATGCCGGCTAGTTAACAGCTTTGCTGCCTTATGGGACGAAACGGTTTCTAAATCAGACCTTGAAGTATACGGTTGGGCGGCCAATCCATGGGTTTGGGTCATTGAGTTCGAAAGGATAAAGGTGGATTGAAATGGCTGATACAACAAACTGGCTCGAAAAGACCAAGGAAAGTTACAACGACTACTACAAAACATATCGTGCTGCGTGGTGCAGACGTTCCGGATTGCCGATGATGGACTCCTCCTGTTGGAAACAGATCCAGGCGGAGGATCTCTACACCGTTTCCCGTGCCAAGAAAAAGCACGTCAGCATTGATATGAAGTACGTTTGTGCATGGTACAGAGTTACAAACGGCTATGTTCCCATGTTCCGAGCGGCACGGAAAGATGGTGATAACAGTGGCTGAACATTCCATGAAGATGACAGAGGGATGCTTTATTTCGCACTTTTTGATAGCCAGGCACATGCAGAAGCTGCAAGAGATTTGATTCGTGCCGAGTTTCCGCAGCAGAGCGTCGGCGCAAATTGCTGCTTACATTATGCCGCAAGGGAACCTATTGAGCAGGAATCCAAGAGCGATACGGGATTTACAGAATTCTTCGCAAAGATGATCCAGAATTCCGTAAACGGAGGGAACAAGCACAATGAGTAAAAAGAGGTGTCATTTCTGCGAAGATCTCAAAATGCTGAAAAGCAAGGTCGATACCCCGTCAGAAATAAAGTCGGTGTATTTAACAACGCTGGTAAGAAAGTTGATCGTTAATGGCAGGGTTAAAAGCTGGTGCGACTATGGCAGTTACAAGCTGAGATTTTGTCCGGAATGCGGTCGGAAAATTGAACCGGAGGGACAATATGAATAACAACGAAAATGGTCATTACATGCCGATATACATGTGTAAGCTTTGCGGTGAAATTCTCATAGGAATGACTGAGAAAATCACAGACAAGCACTTGGCAATTGGCATCACAGATGCAGTTGGTTGTCTTGGCAAAGGAGTATTTCCATATACGAGAAGAAAAACACCTCACACATGTGATGACGGCAGCGTTGGCATTGCTGAGTTGATTGGAATGAAGTATTTCAAGGAACAGAAATCATGAGCGAATACATAACAATAGGTGATTGCGCAGCAATATTCCAGGGACGCAACCTAGACAAAGCCAAGCTGAACACCGAGGGCAAGGGGATTCCTTATATTGTCGGAGCTTCTTGCATGAAAGACGCCCGGCTGAAATGCGAAAAGTACTGTGAAAACTTCGAGAACGAAACAATATCCAAGTTGGGCGATATACTCGTTTCGACCGTGGGAACGCTCGGAAAGGTCGCTATAAACGATATAGGCGACTGCGTCCTTTCCCGGCATGTCTGCGCAGTGCGATTCGTTCCGGAAATATTGCCCGAATACGGGCTGCTGTGCCTCATGGCATCGCTTGAGCTGTGCATACCGCCTGACGATGGCACGCAGACGGGCTTTTCTCGGAAGCTCGACTGCTCAGAAATTGAGAAATTACCCTTGGTATACATCGTTCCCGATAAGCAGCGCGAAACAGTTGAGAAGATGGTGCTGCTTGCATCATCATTCCAGAATATGAAGTCAGTAGACAAGCTGGAGAATATGCCGGACGATCCAATCGAGTTGGCGGATTGGTTTAAGAAAAGAGCTTCCAAGCTCATCAAAGAACAGAACCGTGCTCTTGATGAGATAGTAGCAACCATCAAATCCGGGTGGGACAACGCCCCCGAGGAAATAATACAGCTTATGTTGGAGGACATAAAGACATGAGAATTGACAGCGCAATAATTGAAGTGCTTGCAAAAGCAGAGGTGAGCGGCAACACGCTGCGCCTCACAGAACAGCTTGACCGAAAGACATATCAGCAGGTAAGCAAGGTGCTTTCGGCAATCGGCGGCAAGTGGAACAGCCCCAAGAAGTGCCATATATTCGCGGATGATGTGGAGGATATCCTGCAGAGAATTATCCTCACTGGCGAATACACCAGCGAGAAAACAGAGTATCAATTTTTTCCTACCCCGGATGAGCTTGCCGCCGAAACGGTAAGATTTGCGAACATCACGCCTGATGATGTGTGCCTTGAGCCTTCGGCAGGCAGAGGAGCAATCGCCAAGTATATGCCGGGCTGTGACTGCGTGGAGCTTAATCCGAAAAACCGCGCTTTCCTCGAAGAGCAGGGATTCAAGCTGGTGCACGATGATTTCATGACATTTGAGCCGGATAAGAAATACAGCGTAATCGTCATGAATCCGCCGTTTGCCAAGCAGCAGGACATTATCCACGTCACCAAGGCAATTCACATGGCTACACGCTGCGTTGTCGCAATTATGTCGGCGTCGGTTCTGTTCCGGACTGATAAGCGCACGGCGGAGTTCCGCGCTCTTGTGGAAAGCTACGGCGGTACCATTGAGCCGCTACCGGAAAGCTCGTTCAAGGAGAGCGGCACGGCTGTGAACACTTGCAGAGTGGTAGTTAATAAGGGGTAAAAAGGAGTACCAACATGATAATTAAGAAACTCGCAAAGCTCGTGAAAAAGGCACATTACCTTGGCATAACCTCTACGATCAACGAGCAATCACAGCAGTGGCTCGGAGGAAATTGGGGCCTTTACGATATTTCCGATTTGCCCTCAATAACGTATGGACAGGCTTGTGCCATGTTCGATTTCAATGCAAAGACAATCGACAATACATGGGACGATAGTGACGGAGCGTGTATACTTGCCCAAAAGGTTGAAACGGCCTGCAAATACAGAAGATTTGAAGCCGACGAAATCGAAATACACTCCACATTCTTCGGAGATGAAGAGATGAAAGTCGTTGTCGACAAAGACCAGACTGCGTTTGCGTTTATTCCCGCCGAGCTACTTTCGCCCATTGTTGAAACAGAATATACACAAAAGGTGCTTATTCAGGGCGAGGACGGTGCTACATATCTGCTTGTATACAACGGTTTACAGTTGGTTGCAATGATTCCGTCACTTCGTATTCCAAAAGGAATGGTGAACTCCTGGCAGGAATCGCAGACCAAGATATACAACTGCATGAGCCTTTATCTGAATACTTTGGCAGCTGAGGAGGAACGCAGAGCGGCAAGCGATTCCGGGGTCGAACATCAGTACACGTTCGACGAGAATGAGGATACGGAGGACGAGGAAGATGCTGAATAATTTATGCATGCAGGGCAACCTTGGAGCAGCGCCCGAGCTGAACACATCGCCGAGCGGCATATCAAGCGTTTCTTTCCGGATAGCCGTCAAGCGCAATTACAAAGAGCCTGACGGAAGCTACAAAACAGACTGGTTCTCCTGCGTAGCTTTCCGTCATACAGCTGAGTTCATCTGCAATCATTTCGGCAAGGGCGATATGATAATAATCAACGGCTCTTTGAGAACCAGCGAATACACCGACAAAGCAGGAAATAAGGTCAGTAAAACCGAAATCTATGTGGAGGGTGCGAACTTCGGCGGTTCAAAGACATCAAGCGCACCGAGCGGCGCAAAGGAACAGCCCGCTACTTCAGACCCACCGCCCATAGCTGGCAACAATGCACCGGACGATGATTACCCATTCTGATTGGAGGATGAAATGAATAACGAAATAGGAAGTCAGCTGAGAAATTTACGAGAAAGAAAAGGCTTAACTATTGAGCGGGTAGCCTATGCTGTTGATGAGATCCCCAGCGAGGTCGAGTTTTGGGAGAGCGGCAAGCTCAAGCCCTGCGCCGATGCGAAGATAAAGCTGGAGTTTCTGTTTAGCTGTTTTGGCGACGATCACAAGGAGCTTGCAAAGGTAAACGAGGAAAACTATTCCGACTTTTTCAATTATCCAGAATGCGTTGACGTTCCTGAAAATTTCCCATCTTGGCTCAAGGCACACGGCTTTTTCGCTGCTCCAGCCTCTCTTGGACATCATGGAAACCAGCGCGGTGGGCTTTATATACACTCTAGGCAAGTTGCAGCCGAGCTGGAGAAATATACGCAAAACCTCGGATTGCAGTGGAACCACAGCAGGAGAGCTTGGCTCGTCGGAATGTTCCATGATCTTTGCAAGGTCGATGATTACTGCTACAACTGGGCCGGCGACAAGTGGGAATGGAACAAGAACCAGATACTCACAGGTCATGGCGAAAAGTCCCTGATAATGCTCCAGCGGCATATTACCCTCACTGAACAGGAGATAGCGTGTATTCGCTGGCACATGGGGTCGTTTACCGATCAGAAAGAATGGGAGTACTACGGCAGAGCGGTCGAACGGTACCCGGCTGTACTCTTTACTCACACTGCTGATATGTACGCGTCGCGCGTTCTGGGGGTATAAATGCAGCACATAGAAGATAACGAGCAGATGATACTTATTCGCTGGGCGCAGTTCGAAAGCGGCAGACACCCCGAGTTGTCGTTGCTGTTTCATGTCCCGAACGGCGGCAAGCGCAGCAAGGTCGAAGCTGCAAGGTTCAAGGCGATGGGAGTGCAGGCGGGTGTTCCAGACCTGTTCCTCCCTGTTCCGCGCGGCGCTTATCACGGACTGTTTATCGAGATGAAAGCTCCAAAGGGGCGGACGTCTGATGCGCAGAACACATGGATAGAAAAGCTGAAGAGCAACGGATATGCAGTCAAGGTGTGCTATGGATTTGAGTCAGCTCAACAAACGCTGCTCTCATACCTTGACGAAAAATAGCTGTTTGCAATCAATTTCAACAAGGAGGTGTAACTTATGGTCAAGAAGAGAAACTGCAGGCGAACCCCGGAAGAAGTGAGCATACATGACGAGGCAGTGAAACTCCGCAAAATGACTGATGCTCAGCTTGTCGAAAAGGTTCGCTCTGCGTCTGCAGCGGCAAGTAAGATGCCCGCAGCACAGGTATTTTCGGCAAAGAGTGTCGCTGAATTCCTCGAGGCATTCGCAAATGCCAATATTCCGGGCGTGGGGAAGATAACACTCAAGAAGATGAACACATTCGCAAAAGACAACGGATATCTTTAAAAAAGGGGATTGGACGATATGACGGTAGCAGAATTAAATAAATATTACCTGCTGGAGGACGCTATTCGAGATGATAAAGAGAGAATCGCGAGGATTGAAGCAAAACTCTGTGGTTCCAGCGCCTTCGATACGAGCGGTGTACCGAAGAATCCTACACCGCGCAACCATACCGAGGACAGCTTTATCGAGCTGGCACACCTCAAGACAGAGCTTGGCAATGAGGTCAAGGAGTATGAGGCTTTGAAAGTCAGGATTGAGCGGTATATCGCACGTATCACCGACCTGCTTATTAAGCGCATCATGGAGAAGCGAGTTCTCAAGCATAAAAGCTGGAGGACTGTTGCGGAGGAGCTCGGTGGGGGGAATACCATCGACTCCGTCAAGAAGATGTACTATCGCTACATATCGGACAATCCTGATTAAGTTGTCACCAATGTCCCCCATGTCCCGTCCAATGCGTGATATAATGAAAACATAATCAGATGCAATGCACTCCTCAATTTTTGCGTTCTCGCCCGGCGCAATATAAAATTGAGGAGGTTTTATGTTACCCAGGAAAAAATGTGAAGAAATCAAAGCGGTTGAGATGCCGCCTATCAAGGAGTATCTGAAAGAGATACAGCGCGACGGCAGCGAACTTGGAGCCGATGAGGTGTTAAAAGACACGCTCAAATGGCTTGATTCGCGCGGGATGAAGAACGCTGTATCAATGCAGATGGTCGAGCAGTATGCATTCTCCGTGGCTCGATGGATACACCTTGAGCGGCTTATCTCAAAGTATGGCTATATCGCCAAGCACCCGACCACCGGTGCACCTATTCAATCTCCGTATGTAGTGATGGCTCAATCTTACATGAAACAGGTCATCGCGATACGGAGTGAAATCAATCTTCAGCTTAAAGAATCACGTCCCGTGCCGACGACGTACGTTCGGGAGGTGGTTTACGGTGAGTAACGAGCTGAACTATTACCTTGCGGACGTTGAGGAGCTTATCCCCTATGCGCGAAATGCCAGGACGCATTCCTCTGCACAGATAACACAAATTGCCGCGTCAATAAAAGAGTTCGGGTTCCTCGCCCCTATCGTCATTGCCGAGGATAACACGATTTTGTGCGGTCACGGTCGCTTTTACGCCGCGCAAAAACTGGGATTAAAGAAAATACCCTGCGTCAAGGAATCACACCTCACCGAGGCGCAGAAACGCGCATATATCATCGCAGACAATAAGCTGAGCATTAACGCAGGCTGGGATGATGAGTTGCTTGCTGTGGAGCTGTCAGACCTGCAAGGCGAGGGCGTTGACCTATCCATCACAGGTTTTGACAAAAAGGAACTTGCGGACTTATTCGATGATAAAAGCAAATCTGATGTTGAAGATGACGGGTACGACCTGTCAGCCGCATTGGAGAAAGCGGCATTTGTACAGCGCGGCGATATCTGGACGGTAGGCAGACACCGTCTGATGTGCGGCGATGCTACCAGCGCCGATGATGTTGCCGCTCTGATGGGAGGCAAGCGCGCGAACCTGCTCCTGACAGATCCGCCGTATGGCGTATCGTTCAAATCATCGAGCGGCTTGACCATTCAGAATGACAGCATAAAGGACGAAGATTTCTACAGCTTCCTTAAATCGGCTTTCAGCGTGGCGGTCGACTGCCTCGAAAAGGGAGCGGCGGCATACATCTTCCATGCTGATACGGAAGGACTGAATTTCCGCCGGGCTTTCGTTGACGCTGGCTTTCATCTCGCTGGCTGCTGTATCTGGGTCAAAGATAGTCTGGTTTTAGGTCGGAGTGACTATCAATGGCAGCATGAGCCGGTTCTGTATGGATTCTTGCAAAACGGCAAGCACTCATGGTATTCCGACCGAAAGCAGACCACCATCTGGAACTTTGCCAAACCCAAGAAGAACGCGAACCACCCTACCTCGAAGCCCCTTGACCTTTTATCATACCCCATTCAGAATTCCTCACAGGAAAATGCTATCGTGCTTGATACGTTCGGAGGGAGCGGCTCAACGCTTATGGCGTGTGAGCTGACAAACCGGATATGCTATACGATGGAGCTGGACGAGAAGTACGCTTCCGTTATCCTGCGGAGATACGTTGATGATACTGGACGCCCTGATGATGTATTTGTAGAGCGAAACGGTGAAAGAATCCCATACGCTTCACTTGCAAAGGCGGTGGAGCATGAGTGAACTGACTTTAGGTAGTCTGTTTGATGGCAGCGGCGGCTTTCCCCTCGGAGGAATACTTGCGGGAATAACTCCGCTGTGGTCCTCGGAAATAGAACCATTTGCAGTCTGTGTCACAACCAAGCGACTGCCGCAGATGGAACACTACGGCGACGTGTCTGCGCTTAACGGCGCGGAGCTACCGCCTGTCGATATTATCACATTTGGCAGTCCGTGTCAGGATATGAGCATTGCCGGAAAGAGGAGCGGCTTGGACGGCGCACGTTCCAGCCTGTTCTATGAGGCAGTCAGGATAATCAAGGAAATGAGGTGTGCAACAAATGGCAATTACCCGCGATACTGCGTGTGGGAGAACGTTCCCGGAGCATTCAGCTCAAATGGCGGCGAGGACTTTCGGTGCGTCCTCGAAAGCCTGTGTAAAATCAAAGATGAAACCGTTTCTGTTCCTCGATATGAGAGATGGACAGCAGCGGGATATATCATGGCAAAAGACTTCTCCATTGCCTGGAGAGTCCTTGACGCTCAATACTGGGGAGTACCCCAGCGAAGAAAACGCATCTACCTTGTCGCAGATCTTGATTCCGAACGCGCCGGAAAGATACTGTTTGAGTCAGAAGGCGTGTCGGGGTATTCTGCTGAGGGCTTCCGCGCGTGGCAAAGAACTGCCGCCGCTGCTGAGGGCGGCATTGGAGCGGCAAGCGGGGGCTTAATGAACGCTGCCGGCTTTTGCGCGGAGCATTCGGCGAAAGCACGTGGAATCGGCTACGAGGAAGAAACCTCGCCCACGCTCCGCGCTGGGACGATACCAGCAACTGTCTACGAAAATCATTCACAGGACACACGGTATACCGGACCGCTTGATGTCGCTCCAACAGTAAGTTCGACCTATGGAATGGGCGGGAACAATCAGCCGTTTGTTGTGACCAAAGAAACGAGATGCTTTGATGTAAGGTTTACCTCCGAGGGAACAAAGAATGCCAGGCATAATTGCTATGAAACTACTACGTCGCGGACAATAGATACCGGCGGTAATGCGCCGGATTCCAACCAAGGCGGGGTTGCTGTTGTATCCGTCCAAGGCTCGATGATAGGCAGAACGGACAAGAACGGACCGCAAGGCAGCGGAGTGAACGAGGACGTTTCTTTCACGTTGAACGCTACCGACCGTCACGCAGTAGCTTTTTCGCCGACGCGGGTATACAGCACGAGTAAGAACTCATACCACACAGAAGCTACCGAGAATGTTGCAGGCACTCTTGTGGCATCTGATTATAAGGATCCGCCGACCGTTGCGGAAGAACCTCGATACATCGTCCGGCGGCTCATGCCTACAGAGTGCGCCCGGCTGCAAGGCTTTCCGGATTGGTGGTGCACCGACCTCGAAACAGCAGATCCGACCGATGGTGAGCTTGAATTCTGGCGGCAGGTATTTGAAACCCATCGTAATATAACGAGCGGCTCGAAGAAGGCAAAGTCAGATAAGCAGCTTCGCGCATGGCTTAAAAGTCCTCACAGCGATTCAGCGGAATACAAGCTGTGGGGGAACGGCGTTGCTTTGCCCTGCGTTTTCTTCGTCCTTTCGGGCATTGTTTACTATTCACAGTTGAATGTTGAAAGTTTGTGAGTTTATTCTCTTGATATGTGTCCCTTTCGGAGTTAATATATAGCTGGTCAGCAGGCAGCACCGAGCGGCATAATATACACATAATTCCGCTGTACATTTCGTGTAATATATTGTTCCTAAACCGCTTGCTATTATCTCGCTTTAGAGTTAATATGTACACACCGAAAGGGAAAACAAAGCCAAACGGAGGACACGACAATGAAAAACACACAGGTACAGATCGAGGGCATTAAGAACCAGACCATAGGCGTTGAGGTCGAGATGAACAATATAACAAGAGCGAAAGCCGCACAGATCGCCGCTGAGTTCTTCGGAACGCACCGCCACGAAAACACCGCCGCCCGCAACGGATACTGCACCTTCTCCGCTTGGGACAGCGAGGGTCGCGAGTGGAAATTCCAGAAAGACGTAAGCATTCACGGGCCTGACGGTGAAAAGTGCGAAATGGTCACTCCGATCCTTACATACAGCGATATCGAAACACTTCAGGAACTCATTCGCCGACTTCGCAAGGCAGGAGCCAAGAGCGACGCAACAAGGGGCTGCGGGGTACACGTTCACATCGGCGCACAGGGACACACGCCGCAGAGCCTCAGAAACCTCGCCAATATAATGGCAAGCCACGAAAGCCTTTTAGCAAGTGCCCTCAACCTTGACAGAGGAAGAATGAACCGCTACTGCCGCACGGTAAGCCCCGCATTCCTCGAACAGCTCAACCGCAAAAAGCCCCAGACCATGGCGGAGCTTGCGGACATCTGGTACACTAGCCAGAACGCAAGCTACGGTCGGTCAGCGCACTACAACGACAGCAGATACCATATGCTTAACCTGCACGCCACTTTCACCAAGGGTACGGTTGAGTTTAGACTTTTCCAATTCGACGCACCGAGCGGCACAAAGCAGAATGGGCTTCACGCAGGACAGCTCAAGAGCTACATACAGCTTTGCTTAGCGCTCAGCGCGATGGCAAAGAACGCAAAGAGCGCAAGCCCCAAGCCACAGCAGGTGGACAATCCTAAATACGCGATGCGCACTTGGCTCCTTCGCCTTGGATTTATCGGGAACGAGTTCAAGACCGCAAGAGAAACCTTCACGAACCGCCTGAGCGGCGACGGAGCTTTCCGAAACGGCAGAACTGCATGACCCCGGCAAACCGCCCCTGACCGCTTCGGCGGTCTTAGGGTGGTAGAAGGGCAATTCTTCAGAAAGGACGTATTGTTATGAAAGAAAAACTCTACTTGGCTTATGGCAGCAACCTCAACATTGTTCAGATGATCATACGCTGTCCAGACGCAAAATTCTACGGAACGGCTGAAATCAAAGACTATGAGCTCCTCTTCAAAGGGAGCAAGACCGGGGCATACCTGACCATTGAGCGGCGCAAAGGCTCTAACGTTCCTGTGGGCGTATGGGCGGTCACGGAGCGCGACATTAGCGCCTTAGACCGCTACGAGGGTTTCCCTGCATTCTACTACAAGAAGGAATTCCGACAGCAGATATGGGGTATGGACGGCGAGGACTTGGGCGTGCGCGACTGCTTTGCTTACATCATGCATGAGGATAGGCGGATAGGGATACCAAGTCCGGTGTACATCAACACCTGCAGAGAAGGCTACAAAGATTTCGGATTTGATATCAATATCCTGATGGACGCAGTAATGAGAAGCAAGGAGGCAACACTATGAAAGAAACCACATCAAGAAGAGCGGTGCAATGCCCCAAGTGCAGCGCGATTTATACCGCACCGCCTGCAATATCGCGCGATGACGGTCACACACTCATATGTCCGGAATGCGGCACAAGAGAGGCTCTGAAGAGTATCGGAGTGTCAGCCGAGGAGCAGAGCAAAATCATCGACATCATTCACCGCTGCTACAAAAGGTAGAATACACATGATAGCCGCGAAATCTTTGTGCAGGATATTCTTTTGCAATCGCTTGCAATTTCGCCACTTTAGAGTTAATATGGACACACCGAAAGGAAATACACATCAAGCAGGAGGAAAAGAATATGTGGACACATGGAGCAATAGGAATACCGAGCAGCAGCGGCGGCATGACATCGGTGAGCTACTGGGTGAAACACTATGAGAACGAAAGCCAGTTCGGAATTGACAACGGCAGGATCTCAAAGCTAACACTTGTCCAGGACAGCAAAGTAGTGTACAATTACGACCGAGGCGAGGACGTCGAGCCTCAGACCTCAGAAGCAGAAAAGGCGCTTGCTATCCTGCTGAAGGAGTATAACTGACACCCAACACGGCATCAATAAAAGGGCAGAGAGCGGCGCAAGGGCGCTGTTCCTGCCTTTTGCCGATGTGAACGCCCCCCTCAAGGTACTGTGACCCGGGGGCGGGGTGAGGTGAGGCTCGCCGACGCCCAATTTTCGCCTAGTCATGGAGAAAAAAACAGGTCACTTGAATTGAAAAAAATATTTTTGGGGGTATTAGAAAAATGGCAAGGAAAAAAGCACAGGAAACCGAGGTCAAAAAAACGGTGTCGGAGGCGGCTACAAAGCCAGTTCCGGGCGGGGCAAAAGCCACGCCTAGCGGCAAGAAAACGGCGAAAAGCGGAGCGAAACCCGCTAAAAGTAGTGAAAAAGGCGGTTCAAGCGGAGCGAAACAGACTAAAAGCACCGCGAAAGGAAGTGCGGACACCAAGCGCAAGGCTACGAAGAAAACAGCGCCGGAAGCCGCCGCAGATAAGCCGGCGCGCACGCCACGCAGAAAAGCGGCTGATGTTCCCTCTGTGAGCGGCGACAGTGCGGTTTTTAACGCGGCGGCAAGGCTGGATGCTATGGAGGAAGAAGCGCGTACAGAGGCGGCACAGGACGCACGTCCCGCGACCTCGGAGCCGGCGGGGATCATTTACTCGCTGAAAGCTGGAGCGCAGATATTCGTGAAGACCGCCGACATTGTAGCGGCGACCGGAAAGACTACGTCATGGATCCGCGACATAACAGCGCGCGGGATCATCAAGGAAACCAAGACAAAGCATGGTACGCTCTACGACTTTACGCAGACCATGAGGGCTTATTGCGCGTCGCTGGAATCGCGCCGGAGCGATGATGATACCGCTGATGTGGAGCTTAAGCGGAAAAAGGCAGAGGCAAAACTCAAGGAGTCCAAGGCGGTCATCGCGGAAATGCAGGCAAAGGAATTCCAGGGCAAAATGCACCGTTCAGAGGACGTACAGAAAATGACCGCCGACCTGCTCTACTTCGTTCGCGGCGGGCTTGTGGCTCTTGCCGGAAGATGTGCCACTGACTGCGCTGCGTCCTCCGAGCCTGCCGAGGTGCAGAAGATCATTGAGCATGAGGTTCATGAGATCCTTAAGGACTTATCCGAATACAAGTATGATCCGAAAAGATATGACGAGCTGGTGCGGCAGCGGACTAACCGTGAACTTGACGATGACTTCGACGATGGAGAAGATGAAGAATAAATCGGCGTGAAGTTAGTAAGCACCGGATTTCAGAGGGTAAATACAGCTTATTCGATAATATCTTTTTCAGATATTTTTGCAATTTGTCCCGAATGTCCCCCATGTCCCTTTATATTTGTGATACAATATAATCGAAAAAATACCGTTTGAGGCGACGGACACAGAGCCAACATTCAACCAGTCTGATCACCGCGCCCAAGCGGTATTTTTGTTCGATTCAAACAGAGTAATAGCGCGGACTTGCAACATCGCGCAGACGATACAAGGCGCAGGGGCTTTCTCCTTTGACCCTGCGCAGATTTCAGAGCCGCACAGTGCCGCGCCTTAGCGCGTGCGGTGCAAATCCGCAGGCTCTTGTCAAGACGTTGTGTATACAATACACGGCACAGGCGCGGACTACTCATCCGTTCGCGGTGAAACAGAGGTAGTGCGGGAGCGCATTATCCGATGTGGAACTGTGGTGTTCGTGTGGCAGTAGCTCAGTTGGTAGAGCCGGGGAAAGCACACCCCGTGTCGGCGGTTCAAGTCCGCCTGCTGTCTTGGGACGGTGGTATATGTCGGGATACGGTTATGGTAAAAAGTCAGTATTTATACTGGTTCAGCCCACTGCCGGCGGGTTCGATCCCCGCTACCGCCTACCTATCGACCCTCGCTGCACATGAACGGCGAGGGTTGTCCTTTCAAATGTCGAAAGCGGCTGTTGCCTAGCACAACAGCCGCAACATGGGAACGCACCGCGGCAAGATGACGTGAATACACGGCAGGTTCAAGTGTGAAAAGTGCCCCAACGAATCAGGGGCATACAACTGTATAGCGATAGCAATATCGTGGAAGAAGTTAGGTGATTATCTCACCTGCTAAAATCACCAGCGGGGGCAGGACCCGCCGTTCCCACCAAGCCTTATGCGGCTAAAAATCGGGTGAGCACAGCTGCTGTGCCTTAGCACTTGTGGTGCAACTCCATAACGCCCGAACCTTGATATTATCATAAATCCGTGTGTCAGAAAGGGGTTTGAGCGGCGGGAGGTGGCGGTGTGTTCCGAGAATCAGAAAAAGATCGGGTGAACAAGCTGAACGCCTGCCTTGCGAAGATCCTAAGCGGCATGAAACCGCCGGAAGACCTCACCGTATCACAGTGGGCGGACAAGAACCGCCGGCTTACCTCCGAATCATCGGCGGAAGTCGGCAAGTGGCGGACTTCGCGAACTCCGTATATGTTTGATATACTGGACAGTTTTACTGACCCGCTTATCGAGCATATCGTAGTTGTCGCCGCGTCGCAGGTCGGCAAGTCTGAAACCATTAACAACATGGTCGGATACTGCATAGACCAGGACCCCGGACCGATACTGCTGATACAGCCCACGATTGACGATGTTAAGCGTTACTCGGAAATGAGAATTGCGCCGATGATCCGTGAAACGCGCTGCCTTAAGCGCAAAGTCGCTGATCCCAAGTCACGCGACGCAGCGAACACCAAGCGGCAGAAGTCGTTCCCCGGCGGCGTGCTCGTCATGACTGGTTCGAACGTGGCGCACGATCTTTCTTCAATGCCTATTCGTTACGTCTTCGGCGACGAGCGCGACAGGTGGGCTACGAGTGCTGGTTCTGAGGGAGACCCGTGGGAGCTGGCGGTTGCAAGAACGAGAACGTTCTACAACAAGAAGATGGTCGAGGTTTCAACGCCGACTGTAAAAGGGGCGTCAGCTATCGAAAATTCTTACAACTTAGGCACGATGGAGCGGTGGAAAACCCAATGCCCCCATTGCGGCGAATATGTCGAGATCACATTTGATAATATCAGATTTGAGTACGAGGCAGCCGAAAAGGGCGACAAGAAGATATTCCACATCACGGAACTGTTTTATGTGTGCCCGGAATGCGGCGGCATATCCGACGAACACACGATGAAGAGTCAGCCGGCGAAATGGGTCGCCACGGTTCCCGAAGCCAGAAAGCATCACAAAACGCGCTCGTTCTGGCTGACTGCATGGGTTTCACCGTGGGCAACCTGGGAGTCGATAATATTACAGTTCCTGCAGGCGGGGACAGACTCCGCAAAGCTGCAGGTCGTGTATAATACGCAGTTCGGCGAGCTCTGGGAAGAGCGCGGCGACATGGCATCAGAAGATGATGTTATGGCGCGGCGTGAAGTCTATGAGGCAGAAGTGCCGGACGGCGTACTGTTGCTCACCTGCGGTGTGGATACACAGGACGACCGACTAGAATATGAGGTCGTGGGACACCGGCGATACGGTGAAACATGGGGCATAAAGAAAGGCGTTATCCTTGGACGCCCTGACACAGAGGAAGTCTGGGAGCGGCTTGACGAGGTATTATCTCATAAATACAAGTTTAAAAGCGGGGTTTCGTTGCAAATCTCACTTACTTTTATCGACGAGGGCGGACACTTTACACAGGAAGTCCGCCAGCACTGTCTTGCCCGTCAATATGACCATGTGTTTGCGATAAAGGGCGCGAACCGTCCGGATATACCGTACACCGCGCCGCCTAAGAAACAAAAAATCGTGGTCAATGGCAAGGTTATCGGGCAGGTGTGGGTGTATGAGATAGGCGTTAACGCCGGCAAGCAGAAGATCGTGGACAACCTCCGCGTTCAGTCGCCCGGCGCTAACTACTGTCACTTTCCCTTGCGCGACGATTACGGCAAGCAATTCTTTAAACAGCTGATGTCGGAACACCTTGCGTATGTTCCGAAACTGAAACACCCCTGGCAATGGCAGAAGATCCCCGGACATGAGCGCAACGAGGCTTTTGATATCCGGAACTACAACCTTGCGGCATGCGAAATACTTTCGCCTGACTGGGACGCGATAGAGCAGAAGCTCCGAACGGCTAAGCCGGGCGAAGAAAATGCGTCAATTCCCATGAAAGAGAAGAAAGCGAAGCCGCGTAAGCGCAAGAAAAGCGAGTTTTACGATGATTGGTGATGATAACGATGATTAATAAAAATACGGCTCGTAAAATGTATGAACATTATACAAAGCGTATAGACGAACTTATCAAGGCGCAGGAGTCGCTTACATCTGGCGGCGTCAAGTCGTACAAGATCGGCGACATGGAGATCACCAAGTTCGACATGACAAAGCTTGACGAGCTGCTGGAAGAGGCTGTTGACCGGCAGGCATACTATGATGCCATTCTGCACGGAAAGGCAACGCGCAAGACCGTGGGCATAATTCCCACGGACAGATGATACGTTTTGCAATCAATTTCAAAAATCAGCAGAAAAGAGGGCGCGAATTTGATCGCGCCTTGATTTCTGCCGGTTTGGGGGCTTTCACGGCAGAGTTCATAATTTCTCCGAGGGCTGTGTGCGCGGCAGCAGCGGCGTATGCGGCTCTTCTCCGAAGAAAAAGCGCCTGCTTGCGGGCAGGCGCTTTGTAATGTGGAAACGGCTTACTCAGCAGCGTCAGGCGGCGGTGTCAGCAGGTCGTTAAGGGTAATGCCGAGCGCGTCGGTGATTTTCAGAGCGTTGGAAACAAGGCAGTCGCCGCGTTTTTCCAAGTCTTCAATGGTGCGCTTTGGTATGCCTGTGAGTTCAGACATTTTCGGCACGCTGATCTTTGCACGTTTCCGATACTCCTTGATATATAAAAACATCTTGAAAACCTCACTTTATGAACAGATTCACAGCGCCGATTATTCCGAATACCAGAATGGCGCAAAGTGCAAGCGTGATAAGAAGCTGACCGCCAAGTTTAACTATATTTTTCATATCCTCTTGACCTCCTTCCTGAAACGTGGTATAATATTGATAACCCCCGAAGGGGGCTGCGGATAACCGCCCGCAGCTGCGGTTGCTATCAGAAGATTTCTGCGATCTGCTTGATAGCTAAGACCAACAAGGTAACCGTTCCGGCAAGTTCAATTACCTTGAGAAGGAGCTTGTTAAGCTGTTCCAGCAGCTTAATGAGCTCTTTTATTTTATTGATCATCGCTCTCACCTCCTTTCCTCTTTCTGATTATATTATACCACGTTTTAACGTGTTTGTCAATAGCTTTTTTAAAAATAATCTCAATATTTTTAAAAAAATACAAATATTAGCACCTTGAAAGCGGTGCTTTTTTTATGGGCAAAAACGGCGCATGAGCCGCAATTGCCGACAAGTGAAATCTACAATTTAATAAATCAAGGCACGCCCGGTCAAATGGCGTGCCTTTGTTATTCCACGAAAAGGGGGGACGTTTATGAGCGGCTCATATGTACATGCAAGCGGGTACGGCGATGCTGGAGCATCGCTTACTAAAAGGTCATTAAGGGCTTTCAATGCGCGTTCGGGCGCGCCGATTGAGGATATAGACTTTCACAATGCAACAATGCGTCAGCGCGGGCGCATGCTATATATGGCTTCTCCGATAGCTGCCGCCGCTGTGAATACCAACCGCACGAAGATAGTCGGTCCGGGACTGCGAATGAAGTGCAGTCTTGACGCGGAACTGCTTGGACTTTCAACGGAAAGTGCAAGGCAGTGGTGCAGGCGCACCGAGGCAGAGTTTCGGGCATGGTGTTTGAACAAGTCGTCATGTGACGCGCTTGGCATAAATAATTTCTACGAAATGCAGCAGTTAGCCGTGAAATCCTGGCTGATGAGCGGCGATGTGTTTGTTCTGCTGAAAAGGCGCAAGCCGACTCGCTTTAATCCATATTCTCTTTGCATTCAGCTTGTTGAAGCTGACCGGATAAGTACGCCGCTGAGTTCAGTTGCAAACGGTCTTTTTTCGGCGACAGAGGGTAAATGTGGTGATAACGCTGTTCATGATGGCGTTGAGGTTGACGCAAGCGGAAGAGTTGTAGCCTATCATATCTGCAATGGTTATCCGTATTCTTCAATGCTTACGGATATTAAGTGGGTCAGGGTCGAGGCGTTCAGCCAAAAGACCGGATTACCGAATGTTTTACAGCTCATGGATTCAGAGCGTCCCGACCAGTATCGGGGCGTTTCGTATCTCGCCCCGGTCATTGAAATGCTTCTGCAGAACCGCAGATACACGGAAAGCGAACTTACAGCGGCAATCATTCAGACGTATTTTACCGGCTGGCTAGAAACGGAAACGGACTCGACTGATATGCCGATCTTCGACCATTCTGATGATGGCGATTCAGACGAGGACGAGCCGGAAATGGCACCTGGCAACATCGTTAAGTTGAAAAAGGGCGAAAAAATCGTGTTCGGTAATCCGAACATTCCGACTGCCGGATATGAAACATTCAACAAGTCAATTTCTAAGCAGATCGGAGCGGCGCTTGAAATGCCGCATGAGGTATTGCTCAAAGAGTTCACTGCGTCTTATTCAGCGTCAAAGGGCGCTCTTGAAGAAGCGTGGGAGGCTATCAAAATGCGGCGTTCCTGGGTCAATAACGATTTTAACCAGCCAATTTACGAAACTTGGCTTGCTGAGGCTGTTGCACTCGGCAGGATAAGGGCACCGGGTTTCTTCGATGATCCTCTTATCAGAGCGGCTTGGTGCAGTGCGCGGTGGGACGGTCCGGCGCTCACACAGCTTGACCCCAAGAAGGAAGCCGAGTCAAACGCAATGCTGGTTCAGCACGGCTGGAAGACGAACGAGCAGATCACAAGAGAGTACTACGGCGAAAACTGGGAGGACAATATGTCTGCTCTTGCGGTGGAGAACGAGCTTATAAAGAACATTATACCCGCCCAGACGAATAACATCGCTGACGATGATGAAGAGGGAGATGAAGAAAATGCCGATGAAGAATAAAGGCGCTGCGTATTTCGCGGAGCGTGAGGGCTATTCGGTCAGGGCTGACGCTGACACGAAAACAGCTGAACTTGTTCTTTACGGTCAGGTCGTAAGGCGCAGACCTTTTAATGGGTTCACAGGAAAACCAGTCGAGGGATATTTCATTGTTGAAGATGAAATATTAGATGATTTAAACGCTGTATCGAAGAGTAAAGCGCTTAATATACGGCTTAATTCCTGCGGCGGTGAATGCCACACGGCGATAGTGATACATAACAGACTTCGTGAAATGGCTAAGAACGGCACACAAATCACCTGCACGGTCGATGGTGTTGCGATGTCAGCAGGTTCGCATATTATGTGCGCTGCTGATACAGTAAAAGCGTCCGAGGGGTCGCTGATAATGATACATAAGTCGCTGGTCATGCTTTGCGGCAGCTACAACGCTGATGAACTCAGAAAAACCGCGCTCGCAAACGACGCTTATGACAAGTCTATGCTGTCGGCGTACAAACGCAAGACCGGAAAGGAAGAAGCTGAACTCATCAGCATGATGGCTGATGAAACATTTATGACCGGAAAAGAAGCCAAGGAGCAGGGCTTTGTTGACGAGCTCATTGAAACGAGCGATGAAGTCAAGATAGCTGCATCGGCTGATAAAACGGCACTGTATGTGAGCGGCAGATTTATGCCGCTTTACGGAGCAACATGCCCTGAAAATATACCGATTGTAAATAACGTTCCAAATATTACAGCAACACACCACATGGCATTACAGCCTGAATCAAATGAAGGCAATGCAAATAAATCAAACAACAATGAGGGAGGTAAAACCACTATGGCAGTAAATCTTGCTGAACTGCGCAAAGAAAATCCCGAACTCGCAGCACGCGTTGAAGAGGATTACAAGGCAGAACACGCAGTCGAAAACAAGACGGCAATGGACGCCGCTGTGCAGAAGGCGCTTGCGGACGAGCGCACACGCTTAGAGAAGATAGAGGCTATCGCCGGACAGGTAAGCCCGGAACTCCTCGCTGATGCTAAGTACAAGAACCCCTGCACAGCTGAGGAACTTGCTTACAAGGCTATGTCGGAGAATGCAAGGAAAGGTCAGTCGTTCCTTAACGACATGAAGGCAGATTACAGCGGTTCCGGCGTGGAAGATGTTCACGCAGTTGCCCCGCAGGCTGACGGCAGCGCGGAACAGACAAAAGCCCAGGAAGAGGCTGAGGTTTTAGCAGCTATCGACGAGGCACTGAAGGAGGGATAAGTAATGACAACTGAACTTCTCAACAAGCTCGGCACGGTTACTGCTGACAACCTTGTCGCCGGCACGGATCCGGCGTTAAGAGTCGGCACCGGAAAGCTCCGCAAGAACACAGGAGAGCTTAAGCGCGGCACAGTGCTGGCTAAATCTTCAAAGGACGGCACACTTGTTATCCTGGGAACAACCGCTTCGTCTTCGGACAGCGAGGTGCTTGAGCCTTACGGTATTCTGACCGATGATATCACTGTACCGGCTGACGAAGATGTAAACATGACCATCTACATCGGCGGCAAGTTCAACAGCAACAAGATCATCATGAAGGACAGCTACCAGATGACGGAGGCAGACAAGGATACCCTGCGCAAGTATGGCATCGAGTTTACCGCCGCCGATTCTAACTGACAAGGAGGACAAAATGGCAGTTAATCTTGACATCACACAGTCTTATGTGTTACAGTCTATTGCTGAAAAGGCTAAGCCGGAATCAATGTTTTTCAGCGAACGTTACTTCACCACGGGCAGGAACGACATTTTTACATCGGATAAGGTGCTTGTAGAGTATAAGCGCGCCGGACAGCGTAAGATGGCGCGTTTCGTTGCAGAGCGCGGCGGCGCTATCAGCGTTGGACGCGATGGCTACGAATTATCCGAATTCAGACCGGCATACATAGCAGAATCCCGTTCGCTCACGGTTGACGATCTGTCAAAGCGCGGATTCGGCGAGGCTCTTGTAACGGGCTCTACGCCTGCACAGAGAGCTATCCGCCTGCTTGCAGAAGATTTCACGGAACTTGAAATCAGAACACGCCGCAGAATCGAGTGGATGTGCGCACAGGTAATGCAGAACAATGCGATCACTATGCAGGAGTACATCGACGTCAATACACCCGGCGAGGTCAAGCACATTCAGTTCTATGACGGAGATGCTTCCGAGCATACTTACACCCCGCAGAATCTGTGGAACTCCGCTGACGCTAATATCATCGGTGATGTATATGCTATGTGCGAACTGCTTTCCGATCGCGGAATGGTGCCTGCCGACCTGCTTATCGGCTCTGATGTTGCCGATGTATTCTATAAGAACGAGGAACTCCGTGTAATGCTGGACAAGACTCTCGCTTACAACTTTGGCGCTGTAAACGAGCGTATCGTTATGCCCGGTATCAGCGAACTGGGTACATTCAATTTCAGAGGACACACCCTCAGAGTTATCGTTGTGGGCAATAAGTACGAGGACGAGAACGGCAAGACCAAGAGCTACTTCCCCAAGGACGCGGCAATGGTAACATTCCCGAACTGCGGACGTGTGGCTTACGGTGCTATAACGCTCATGCCTTATGGCAGGGATAATTTTGAGACCATCGCAAAGTCGAGAGTTTCCAAGCTCTTCGTCGACAACAAGCACAACACCAGAGCAGTCGAGCTGTATTCCAGACCTATTGCAATGCCCAGGGTTTATACCCCTTATATCTTCGCAAGCAAGGTTGTAGGCTGATAGGAGGCATACAGTGTTAATTCGTATCAGAAACACCACATTCGGGTTGCTGGTTAACGGTATCGTCAAGCCCAAGTCCCCCAAGGACCCGCCGTTTGATGTTGACGAGAAACTGGGCTTAAGGCTTGTCCGCGAGGGTATCGCGGAGGCGGTGGACGGTACCGAGCGTGGCGAGGTTCAGTCTGAAAGTAATGACAATGATAATAACGAAAGCGCCGGCGATGACTTCGGCATACCGCAGTACAGCGCCGACACTTCAAAAGCCGATTTGCAGTCGATTGCAAACGAATACGGCATTGAGGTATCTGCAGCTGCGACCAAGCAGGAGCTCATCAAGGCGCTTGACGACTTTTTCGCCGACGCGCTTTCCGATGATTCGGAGGGCGAATAATGGGCTTTAAGGACATGGTAAAGTCCGATATCGCTAATGTGCTGATGAATACCGAGGAGTTTGCGGAAAGTCACACGGTGAAATATGACGGAGAGGTGTATGCAGATATACCGATCATTCTCCAGCGGGTCAAGCAGTCTGACAGACCTATAATTCAGAGCGACCATGCTGAGGGCATATACCTTGTGACCGCCGTTGCCTATATCAACGAGAAGGACCTTGACGGGGCGATCCCCGAACAGGGACACCGCTTTGAGATAGACGACGGCGAGGCGCTAGGTAAGACGTTTTTCCGCAAGTATTCGGTAGTTACGTCCAAATGCGAGATGGGGCTTATCACGCTGGAACTGAGGTGCTATGATGAGTGACGTATATGACTTGATGAATTCGCTTGAGGAAAAAATGGAAAAAGCTTTTCAGAGAGCAGATCGTTCAGCAATACAGCGCGCTGTAATCACAGGCAGGGCAGCCGCAGCAAGAGCAATCCAAAAACATAACACCTTGAAAATCGGAAAAATCAAACAGTCTGTCAATGTTACAGTCAGCAGCATTAAAAGCGGCAGTTTGATAAAGTATTCCGGGGAACACATTCCTCTATTAGCGTTTGGGGCTACTCTTACATCAGAGGGATTACGTGTGAAAGTTAACCGTAACGGCAACAGTGAGATATTAAAACATGCGTTCATAAAACCAACAAAAAAATATCCTATAGGAATATATGAACGTGTAACTACTCATAGAGTTCCTCTTGAACAAAAATATGGTCCATCAATTCCGCAAATCATCAAGGCAAATGATGATGTGAGCAAGGTTATAGACACTGCCCATAATGAAGCATATTGTGAACGATTAGAACACAATGTAATGGCTATATTAAATGGTTGGTGGGAACAGCAAAAGCGTACAGAAGGTACCAGAGAATACTACCGTGTAAAAAAACGCGCTCAAGATATGGGAATTAATGTAGAAGTAGCATTGCAGAGGTATCTTAAAGGTGGGGATTGACGAATGACAAGGGTAAAACTCATTCAGGAACTGAAAAAGTTCTGTGAGGACGCTATAAAGAACGTTTCTCTTCCGGAGGCAGTCCAGAAAGGCGACGCAAAGGAGAAAAGCCGTGTTCCGGCGGTGTATCTCATGCGCCTGCCTGACAGCAATTCGGCAAAGAAACTCGCGCCGTATATCATCGTTCAGTTCATCGACAGCAAGCACCATCGGAGCGAGAACGGCTATCCTAATCCCGAATACACGGCGGCGGTGCGCTTTATCTTCTGCGTGTACTCGCAGGACGAGCAGGACGGTGCTGTAATGCTCCTCAACCTCATGGACAGGGTGCAGGAGCGGCTGCTTGAACAGGTGCAGATAGGAAAAGAATTCGTGCTTGACGAGCAGGAGGGGGTTGAGTCGGTCGTCTATCCCGATGATACCGCGCCCTACTACGCAGGCGAAATGATAGGCACATTTCACATCAGACCAATACAGAGGGAGGTTGATTTCTTTGGCAAGGAAAACCGACGTTTCGGAGGAAATGTCTGAGGTAAAGACCGCCGGCGATGAAGTACCGTCCGAGCAGCCGGAACAGGCGGAGCAGGGCGGGCAGAACGCGGCGGAAGAGTCAAGGGTCTGGGTCTATTTAGGTCCCTCGATACGCGGAGTTGTCACGAATGGCAGGATATATTTCGGCTCAAAGGCTGAAATCATCGAGTCGTTCGGTGATAAGCTCAAGGATAACCCGCAGATCGAGCGGCTTATTGTCGCAGACCATAATGTTGCTAAGGCAAGAAGCGACCTGAAAGAAAAGCGCGGTATTTACATTCCGTATGACGCGCTTATCAGGAAAATCACAGGCAAGGAGGAGTAAACCATGGCTTTAAGACATGGCATAAACACATATAAGGACGATACCGGCGTTGTTGCGGTGCAGACCGCAGCGGTCGGTATTCCTTATTTCATAGGCGCATGGCCCTGCCATCGCGGTAAGGGCTACACCGGCAAGCCCCAGCTTTCGTCCGGATTCAGCGAGGCGGAGGAACTCGGCGGCTACAGCGCCGAGTGGAGAAACGCGGACGGCTCGCCCAAGTGGAATCTCTGCCAGGCGATGTACGGATACCATAAACTCATGGGTATGTCGCCGGCGATATTCTACAACATCTTCGATCCGACAAAGCACAAGAAGGCTGTTGCAGTCGAGGAATACACAGTAACTGATCACATCGTGGAGCTTACCGCTGACGCTATCATAAACGACGATCTTAAGGTAACGGCAGGAAGTACGTCAGCAGTACTGACAAAGGGTACTGACTACGAGGCATATTACAGCGGCAACGCACTGTGTATCGAGCTGCTGTCAGACTCTTCGAGCTACAGCGCCGACAAGCTCAAGATCGGCTATGATGTCGCAGACCTTTCCACCATCACGGCAGAGGACGTTGAAATGGCTGTGGAAACAGTTGAAATGTGCCGCAGCGTTGTCGGGATTGTTCCCGACCTCATATGCGCCCCCGGCTGGTCAACGGATCCGACAGTAGCGGCGGTGATGGCGGCGAAAGCGCCGAGTATCAACGGTCTGTTCCGCGCCAAGGCGGTCGTGGACATCAACACCAAGACGGTCAACGACTATTCCAAGGTGCTTAAGTACAAGACCGACAACGGTTATGTATCCGAGGACATGATCGTATGCTGGCCGATGGTCAAGAGCGGCGATTACCTTTTCAATATTTCCGTTATCGTGTGCGGACTTATCGCAAAGGTGGATTCCGACAATGCCGATTGCCCGTATGAGTCTCCGTCCAACAAGTCCGTATCCATCACCGGCGCGGTTTGCGCGGATGGCACCGAGGTAACGCTTTCACTTCCGCAGGCTGACGTTATCAGCGTATCTGCCGGGGTGGTCACCGTGCTGAATAACGGCGGCTGGACCCTGTGGGGAAACTATCTGGGCTGCTATCCCAAGACGAGCGATGTAGCCAAGATGTTCATCTGCACCAACAGAGTGCAGGACTGGATATGCAACACGTTCATCAATACATTCTGGCAGTACATCGACAAGCCTCTGACCCCCGCGCTGCGTGACGCTATCATCAATGCGTTCAACGCATGGCTGAACGGTTTGACGGCGGAGGGTAAGCTCTACGGCGGCGAGATCGCATATTCTTCGGAACTGAATCCTGTCACCAACCTTATGAACGGTATGTTCCGGCTTGACTGTCAGGCGGCATCACCGATACCGGCACAGCAGATAGATATGCACGTTCAGTACAGCGTGGATATGCTTGAGGCTGCGCTTGGCTCTTAACGAAAGGAGGAACACAAATGCCTAATGGTGTTGACGAGGGCGTAATCGCCTATTCCGTGTATGAGGACGAAAAGATGTTTTACGGAGTTGCGGAGGTAGACCTTCCGGACTTTGAAAATATGGTATTCAATGTGAGTGGCGCGGGGGTGCTCGGTGAGATTGAGATACCTGTTATGGCTCAGCTCAAGGCTATGACCACAACGTTTAAGTTCGATCACGCAAACGAGGCGGCGTATGCTCTTGCTGAGGAACGCGTTCATACGCTTTCCCTGTGGCGTGCCGATCAGCACTACAATTACAGCGGCGGCGAACTGGAAACCAAGCAGAAGAAGATACTCATGCGCGTTGTTCCGAAAAAGCTGACCGGCGGTACCGTCAAGAACGCGTCGCCTATTGCAGTGAACGGCGAATATGCGGTACACTACTACGCGGAGATAGACGCGAACGGCAAGAAACTCTGCGAGTTTGACCCGCTGAATTTCCGCTATATCGACCACACAGGCAAGGACAGAGCGGCGGAGATCCGCAAGTGCCTGGGAATGTCCTGATAAACACATAACATCGCTGTTCCCTGCAAAATGCAGGGAACAGCACTTTTATTTGAGGAGGAATTCTGAACATGGCAAAGACTGATGTTGAAACTGAAAAGACCGAAAGCCTGGACGAGCTTGTAGAAAAGGAGCTTTCTTCCATGGAAAACACAAGCGTTGAAAATGTACTGCACCTCACAAAGCCTGTGCTTTACAACGGCGAGGAGGTAACGGAGCTTGCATTTGACTTTGACAAGCTGACCGGCGCGGACGCTCTGAACATCGAGGAGGAACTTGCAGCCCGCGGAAAGGCTATGTACTTCGGCGCTATCAATGACGCAAACTATCTTATCCGTATGGCGGCTAAGGCTTGCACAAAGCCTGTCGGCATGGATTTCTTCAACAAGATTTCCATAATCGACTTTGAGAGGATAAAGAATAGAGCGCGTTTTTTCTTGGCAGGTACTGCACAGTCGAGACGTTAAGGCGCAATATCCTGGTGCTTGCCAAGACAGGGTATGCGCCTGTTTCGTTCTGGCTGGGGCAGCCGCTTAAAGAAATACAGCGATGGATAGTGGCACATAATAATCTCCTTAGAGAAGATAAAACGTAGGAAGGGTGAGGGCTGAATGGCAAGCAAGCAGTATGAAATGCTGTTCAAGCTCGGTGCAAAGCTGGGCGAGAACTTCAGGGGAACATTTGATTCCGCACAGAAAGTCCTTACTGCGACCAACAAGGAAATACAGGCACTGAACAAGCAGCAGAGCGACATCAGTGCATATCAGAAACAGCAGGCGGTAATTGAGCGGTCGACCAAACAGCTTGATACATACGAAAAGCAGCTTGAGATTACTCAAAGCGGACTTGCAAAGCTGAAAAACAGCACCGAGGATACAACGGTGCAGGAAGCGCAGCTTTCAGCGCGTGAACTCGAACTGAAAAACCGCATTGCGAATACTGAACAGGCTATCGCGGACAAGAATCAGCGCTTACAGCAGATGGGACAGAAGCTGTCTGACGCGGGCATTGACATAAATCAGCTTGCAAGCGAAAGCAACCGTCTGAAAACCCAGGTCGAGGAACTGACAAAGCAGGAAGAACAGGCAGCGGGGGAAGCCGCCAGATTTGGCAGCAGCGGCGAAAGCGCCTTTGAAACAGTCGGCTCTGCTTTGGTCGCCGCTGGAATTGCAGCAGGACTGAAGAAAATCGCGGACGCATATCAGCAGTGCGTTGACGTATCTATGGAGTTTGGCGGGACTATGAGCACCGTTGAGGCGCTGTCCGGCGCTAATGCGGTGCAGATGTCGGAGCTTTCAGCCAAGGCAAGGCAGCTTGGCGCGGATACTGCATTCACCGCGAACCAGGCGGCTGAAGCCATGACCTATATGGGAATGGCGGGCTGGGGCGCTAACGATATGCTTTCTGGCATGGACGGCATGATAAACCTTGCCGCCGCTTCCGGCGAGGATCTTGCGCTGGTTTCGGACATTGTTACGGATAACCTGACTGCGTTTGGCCTTACTGCAAAGGATACCGCGCACTTTGCTGATGTGCTTGCGGCAGCCGCCACCAACTCCAACACTAATGTTGCGATAATGGGAGAAACCTTTTCCGGCTCGGCGGCTATCGCGGGCGCACTGGGGTACAGTATCGAGGACGTTGCAACGGCGGTCGGCATGATGGCTAATGCGGGCGTTAAAGGCTCTGTTGCGGGAACTGCGCTGAAAAACACCTTTAACGGATTCCTGAACGGCGCGACTCTTACGGCTGAAGCGTTCGGCGAGGTGGAATTTTCGGCGATAAATGCCGATGGCACTATAAATTCCTTTTCGGATTCCATCAACGAACTGCGCGGCTATTTTGAGCAGATGACCGAGGCGGAGCGCGTCCAGAACGCTATGGCAATAGCGGGACAGCGCGGATATAACGGACTTATCGCTATACTGAACTCGTCTGAGGAAGACTACCAGTCGCTTACCGATAAAATCAACAACTGTACGGGCGCGGCGCAGAAGATGTCTGAGATAAAGCTGGACAATCTGCAGGGAGATGTTACGCTGCTAGACTCTGCTACCGATGGTCTTAAGATGACTGTTGGAAGTCTGTACAACGATGAGCTGCGCAGACTTACCCAGACAGGAACTCAAATCATGACAGGCATCAACGAGTTCTGTGAAAAAAATCCGGTGATAGTAAAAGGTATTACTGGAATTGTTGCAGGAATGGGAACAGCATTGGCAGTATACAAAGGTATATCGGCTGCTAAAAAGCTGATGAATACTATCTCTGTTGTCCATAATGCATTACTGATAAATCAAGCAACAGCAACAGCTTCAGCGACTGCAGCACAGGTTGGATTAAATGCTGCTATGGCAGCTAACCCGGTCGGACTGGTGATTGCTGGTATTGGAGCGTTAAGTGGTTTACTAGTTACTGCGGCTCTATCTTATGAGTCGGCAGTGCCAAGTGTTGAACAGCTGACTGAAAAGGCGCAGGAATTTGATGAAGCACTGAAAGAGGCTAATGCTGATTTCGATGATACGCAGGTTTCTATTTCTGCTAATGCCGATACTGCGGATTATTATATTGAAAAGCTTGAAGAGATTGAAGAAGCTACTGGTGGCAATGTCGCTGAAAACGAAGAGTATCACAATATACTATCGCTTTTGTCCAGGACAGTTCCAGAACTTTCAGAATACATAGACCTTGAAACCAATTCAATACAGGGTGGCACTGAGGCGCTTCGGCAACATACGGACGCTTACAAGAAAAATGCTGAGGAGCAGGCAAAGCAAGAGTTTATCAATTCTGTATATGACGAATATGGCGAGGTAGTCAAAGAGGTTGCCGAGAATAAGATAAAGCTTACACAGGCACAGCTTAAAGAAGAGCAGGCTCTTGCAAAGGCGGATAAAGCTCAGCAGAGAATGAACGAACTGATGGCTGAAGCTGAAAAACAGTTCAGAAGCGACTCGGAAGCAATAAAGTTAGGCTATGCCGCTGTTGACTATCTGTCTGACGAGTACTATGAACTTGATTCAGCACTTCTCGGTTATAAAGTTACGGCGGCGGCAGCTTCAGAAGAACAGGAAATAATCAATGAAGCTATTCAAAAAGGCGAGCAGACCATTGCTAAGGCTAAGGAAGAAGTAGACTTAGCAACTGAGATTGTTGAATCAGCTGGCAGTTCAGCAGAGGGAACGTCTGAACAGATGGTTTCCGCTTATGACGCGGTATCCATAGCGGTAAACGACGTCACCGACCAGACAACCGAGCTTTTGCAGGCTTACAACGACGCATATCAGGCGGCTTACGACAGTGTAAATGGCCAATACAACCTTTGGACAAATGCTGAGGAAACTCTACCGACAAGCATTCAGACTATCAATGACGCGCTTTCTTCGCAGACAGAATACTGGGACAATTACAATTATAACCTTGAATCGCTATCCAAGAGGACTGGCGATATTGAGGGCTTGGGAGATGTGATTGCCTCGTTCGCGGACGGTTCTTCTGATTCGGTGAACGTCATCGCCGGCATGGCTGACGCGACCGATGAAGAACTGAAAACCATGGTCACGAACTTTGAGGAGCAGAAAAAGGCGCAGGAAGAGGTTTCGAAATCGCTTGCCGACTACAAGGTCGATATTGACGATACAATGGACGGTATCGTTGACGACATGGAAAAAGCCGTTGAGGATATGAAACTGAGCGACAAGGCAGAAGAAGCGGCAAAAGCTACGATACAGGCTTATGCTGACGCTATCCTTGCCGGGAAAGGCTCGGTCACCACAGCGGCGGATATTGTTGCGGCAGCCGCTGCACAGGCCCTGGCAGGGGCGAGCGCTTCTGACAAGGCGTATGAGGGAAGCGTGCGCGGTTTCCATGATATTGAGAACGCTTATGCAAGCGGTACTGACTACGCAGAAAATGGCATTGCCCTTGTTGGCGAGGAAGGTCCGGAACTTGTAGCAATGCGCGGCGGTGAAAAGGTTATCGACGCGGATAACACAAGGGCGCTGCTTTCCGGAGGTTCGGGGGCGCAAATCACCATTGCTCCGCAATTCGTTGTAAATGGAGAAGCAGGCGGCATGACAGAAGAAAAGCTGCAGGAGATGTCAGAGCGGCTTGTCGATATGGTCAGGGACGCGCTTGAAGAAGCGGGAATCAACAGGCAAAGGAGCGTTTACGCATGACATCATACACGACACAGCAGGGTGATATGTGGGACAGCATATCCTACAAGCTGTATGGAGATGTAAAATTTACGGACGTGCTTATCAATGCTAACCCCGAATTCCGGTATGTCTATATATTTTCGGAGGGCGTTGTTCTCAGCGTCCCCGATGTGGAAGAAAGAATAACGGCAGATGACCTGCCGCCATGGAAGAGGGCAAACGGATGAGTGACAAGCACCTTGCACGCCGCGCCGAAACGCAGGTCGTTCTCGGAGGCGTGGATATTTCCGTGTATGTTAATAAGGGCTGGCTCTCTTTTACCTACACGGACAACGAGGAGGATGAGGCGGACGACCTGCAGATAAAGGTCGAGGACCGTGACGGAAAATGGCTGCGCAAGTGGCTGAACAGCATAATTGAGGGCGGTGCGCTGGGCGGCTCGGTCATATCCACTGCGCCGGAAGGCAGCGTCAAGACTTCCGATCCTTCGGGTTCCAGCTCCTCGACAAGTGGGAACAGCGATAAACCCAGATACAGGGTGACCGCCTCAACTGGTGTAAATATCCGTAAGGGAGCCGGCGAGAAATACAAGGTCATTGGCAAACTCCCTTATGGTACGATAGTCGAGGTGCACGGTTTTTATTCAAGCTGGGCGAAAATCACCTATTCCGGAAAGACCGGATACATAAAGGGCAACAACCTTAAATCGGTCGGCGGTGGTGGTTCTTCGTCTTCCAAGAGCTCTTCCGGTTCTTCCGGCTCCAAGACGGGCACAAGCGCCGGGAAGTCGGGAACTGTGCAGATTCAGACCGGAAAGGGGCTGAAAATATCTGCTGTTATCGTACTCCGAAACGGAAACAATGACGGCAAGGACATCGTGCTTGACTGTGGTCAGTTCGAGCTTGACAGCATAGACGCACAGGGTCCGCCAGCGACCGTTACCATCAAGGCAACATCGCTGTCGTTTAGCAGCACTGTCCGGCAGACTTTGAAATCCAAGTCGTGGGAGAATATCACTCTTTCTGAGATAGCAAGTCAGATAGCACGGCAGAACGGAATGGGAGTGCTTTTTGAAAGCGGATTCAATCCAAGGTATTCCCGCGTGGAGCAGTATCAGACCTCTGATATTGCTTTTCTGCAGAAGTTGTGCCACCATGCCGGCTGCTCCCTGAAAGCCACCAACAATATCCTCGTGGTGTTCGATCAGGCGGCTTACGAGGGGAAAAAGGCGGTCAAAAAGATAAAATTCGGCGACGAGGGCGGCTACACCAAGTACAAGCTGTCCACTGGCACGAACAACTGTTACACCTCATGCCGGGTGTACTGCACAACTACGAGCGGCGCGGTCATTTCGGCAACCGAATATGCGGAGAACTACAACGAAAACAGCGACAATCAGCAATGCTTACAGGTATGTCAGCGCGTATCAAGCAAGGCAGAGGCGCAGGAGCTGGCACACAAGCTGCTCCGTCTGCACAACAAATTTGAGATCACCGGAACGTTTACGTTCCCCGGAGATCCCAGGCTTGCCGCAGGAAACACGGTGGAACTTTGTGATTTCGGGTTTGGCGATGGTAAGTACATCGTCAAGTCCGCAAAACACAGCATATCTTCGAGCGGCTATACTACGCAGGTCACCTTGAGAAAGTGTCTGGAAAGCGAAAAGGCAAGCGAGGGCAAGACGGACAGCAGCGATGAGATACAGGAGCTGGCTATGCAGGTGATCCGTGGCGAATGGGACGTATATCCCAAGCGCAAGGAACTGCTTGAAGCCGCTGGACACAGCTATGAGCAGGTGCAGGCGCGGGTAAATCAGATACTTTACGGAGGTTGACAATGTTTAGAATCGGAATAGTCACCGTTGTGGACGTTAAAAAAAGAATGGCAAGGGTCAGGTTTCCTGATGTGGACATCGTTTCGGACTGGCTGCCTGTCCTTGATCATTCTTCGTTCGTTACGTTAGCGCTGAAATCGGACGGAAAATCGTGGACTGTCAGCGAGAAACACGCGTCAGCCGACAGGGAGCTGAACAGCGGTGCGGAATACACCAAGAGCCACCCTGATGAGATCAGCGGGAAGTCACCCGACATCGAATGTGCAGGCGGGTGCGTACATACGCATGAAATCACGGTTAAGATATATGGCTGGCTGCCGTTTATCGGTCAGACTGTGGTGTGCGAATACAACGACGAATTCAACGGCGACGGCATTATCATGGGAGGATTGACGTGAAAGTCGGCAGTCTTGGGAAAGTTGTTTTCACAGTTTCAACAAACAAAGTTGAAACATTTTCGGGCTTGAAGATAAGCAGTTCCGCGTCCTATGGAAGCCACAAGCGGCATTGCGGAAATGAGATCATTGAGTTCACTGGAAACGACGCGGATACGGTTTCGTTTAACATGACTCTTTCGCAGATACTTGGCGTCAAGGTCGCGGAGGAACTGGAGAAGCTGAAGAAGTACAAAAAGACCGGCAAAACGCTTAAATTTGTGATTGGCAAGAGAGTGATAGGCAACTATCGCTGGGTAATCACCAAACTTAACGTTACCGAGGAAATCTACGGCAAGAAGTCGGAGCTTATAACCGCCGGGGTGGCGATAACACTCAAAGAATACAACAAGTAGGGGGGCGGTAAAATGTCATACAAGGTAAGCGCCGCCGACGGTTATTCGCTTTCCCTGCAGGAGGACAGCGAACTGATTTCCGTATTGCAGAACATCGCGCTCCTGCTGAACACAAAGCGCGGCACGGTACCCATGCACCGTGAATTCGGGCTGCCTATGGAGTTTGTGGATAAGCCGATTGACGCGGCGGAGGCGATAGCGTTCGTGGAAATATCGGACGCGCTTGAAGAATTTGAGCCGCGTGCCAGACTGGACGATGTGTACTTTGAAAAGTCGGCGGACGGGAAAATCAACTTAACGGTGGAGGTGAGCATAGCAGATGAGCAGAGCGACTGATTATCAATTCATATCGACTGACAGCGTGGAAGTCGTTGCAGATCTTACCGCAAAGTACGAAGAACTTACGGGACATACGCTGCTGCCGTCGGACCCGGACAAGCTGTTTATTCAGTGGGTCGCCGGGATAATCATACAGCAGCGTATAATCGTAAATTACGCAGCAAATCAAAATCTACCGTCCCGGGCGGTCGGTGAAAATCTCGACGCGCTCGGAGAAATGATATACAACGTGACAAGACCGGAAGCAAAGCCGGCGGAATGCGTTGTGCGGTTTACGCTGTCAGCGCCGCAGGAAACGGCGATACCGATACCAAAGGGGACAAGGGTCACCGACAGCAGCGGGGCGCTGATGTGGGCGACCGCCGAGGAAGCAGCGGTCAATATCGGCGAGGTCACGGCTGATGTTCCGGTTATCTGTGAAACTGAGGGAACAGTCGGAAATGGGTACGCGCCCGGGCAGATAAATACGCTTGTGGACGTCGATAATGTGATGTATTTTTCGTCTTGCGCAAATGTGGAAACGTCCCACAGCGGCGCTGAACGCGCGACTGACGATGAATACTATGAGCTCATGAGAGCCGGGCTGGAGGCATTCAGCACCGCCGGCCCGAAAGGAGCCTATGAGTATCATGCAAAGGCGGTATCAACAAGCATAGCGGACGTGTGTGCGATAAACCCCAAGGACAAGCCGGGATATGTTAATATATTCGCGATAATGACTAACGGAGAAATCGCCGATGATGGAACCAAAAACGCTATACTTGCCGCCTGCAATGACGATAAGGTCAGACCGCTTACAGACGTTGTTGAGGTCCTCGACCCGCTTGTCGTTGAGTTCAGCGTAGATCTTACTTATTACATCGACCGCAATTCCGAGAAGTCGGCGGCGGAGATCGAAGCGGCAATACGCAGCGCAATTGAGGAATATGTGGAGTGGCAGTGCAGGAAAATCGGCCGGGATATAAATCCGTCACGGCTCATGTGGCTGCTTAAGGATACTGGTGCAAAGCGTGTTGATATCAAGTCGCCAGTGTTCGTTTCGCTTCGTGACGGTTCTGACCGCCTTACCCCGCAGGTAGCGCATACCGACATTGCGAAATCCGTGATAACAAACGGAGGATACGAAGATGAGTAAGCTGATCACAGAAAAAGACGCGCTGCTTGCCGCCTTTCCGTATTCGCTTACCCGCGACACGGACAAGGTCAAACTTGCGGACGCTGTCGCAAGTGAGCTTATCAAGACGGTGGCTCAATCTGAGTATGCGGCTGTCTTTCCGAGGGTGGACGAGCTTCCGGAAAAGGTTCTTGATATTCTCGCCGCCGATCTCAAGATACAGTGGTATGAGATCGACGCGCCTATCTGGAATAAGCGGCAGGCAGTCAAGGAGTGTATGCTTGTCCACAAATACAAAGGCACTAAGTATGCGGTTGAAACTGCTTTGCGGAGTATTTATGAAAATGTCCAGGTCGTTGAATGGAATCAATACAACGGTCCTCCTTTTCATTTCAAAATCTATATATGGAACAGCGGCAGCGACGAGGAGAAGCGCAAACGGGTCCTGGCCAAGGTAAATTACTATAAAAATATCCGTTCCGTGCTTGATGAAACAGTTTTCATTATTGACATCGACGCGAAAACAGGCGTTAATGTTAAGACTTTGATATGCGGCAAAATCAAGCATTTACGCGGTATAATTTACGACCCGCGTATTGCTGGAATCACTGCCGCTGCTGATGTCCATGCCGGGACCAAGCTGGGCGGCAAGGTAAAAACTATATATGCGGAGGTTAATGATGGCAACATGGAATGACAACGCAATAACGGATGTCGGGCTGGAACTGCTCGAACAATCCCTGACATCGGGCAAGGTGCTGACCTTGTCAAGAGCGGCCGTGGGCAGCGGGCATGTAGAATCCGCTGCACTCAAAGACCAGACAGAGCTTTCTTCGGCACTGTCTGATGTGACTGTACTGATTGCGGAACAGGTAAGGCTGGACGGCAGCAGTGGTTTGCAGCTCAAGCTGCAGATTCGCAACGATGGCATATCGGAAGCCTGCACGTTTAAACAGGTCGGGATATACGCCTCTGACGGCGAAACAGAGGTACTGTTCGCGATATATCAGGACGCGAACGGCGAGGAAATACCGTCGTCGGTTGATTATCCGGACTTTATGGAGATATTCACGGCGGTTATCGCACTTTCGCAGACCTACGATGTTAATGTTAATGTCAGCAGTCTGGCGTTTGTAACTAGGGCTGAACTGGAGAAAAGGCTTGGTGACAAGTCGGATGTGGGGCATACTCACACTGTTGCTGATATCGCAGATTATGTTGAACCAATGAATCCAAACCTGTTGATAAATCCTGATTTTCGGGTAAATCAACGCGGGCAGAGCGAGTATTCTTCTGGATACTCAGTAGACAGATGGTTCATAGAGGGAAATAAATGCTCTGTAAGACCAAGTGTCGATGGCATACTTATTACATCAGTCATTAATCCAGACACAAATACTCACGTTTTTTGGCAGAAAATCGAAAATCCGCTTAAGCCTGGAAAGTACACGTTTTCGCTGAACGTTTCAGAGGTGTCCGGTGTCTGGTCGGCGAGAATCCGCACTGTGAATGCTTCTGGAGATTACGTCGACAGCTATTACACTTCCGTGCTTCACAATGGGGTAAATAAAGTATCGGTTGACCTTTCCGAGGGCGAGTACATTTCCGCAGTGTCCGTAGGAATTAACAAGGGCACCGAGGCCGGAAACTCCCTAAAACTCGCATGGGTCAAGCTAGAGGTTGGCGATGGCGCAACCCCGTTTGTGCCGCCTGACCCGGCGACGGAGCTGCTCAGGTGTCAGAGGTACTTTACTATCTACAAGCACCAGAATGCAACGTCAAACACTGATAAATGCACGATAGGCGTCGGATATGCACTTACTAGCTCAATTGTATACGCAGTATTACCGATTGCAGCAATGCGCAGCGGCGTTACTGCAACGATAAGCCACAGTGGGTTGTCGCTTATCAGCGGTGCAGATACCGTTGTAGATTATACAAGGGTTACAGCATTAGAACAGACGGACAGCACGGTGCAAGTGGCTTTCACAGTAAGCGGTCAGACCACCGGAGCTGTTTACAGGCTGAGGCTTATGGACAGCAACGCTTATCTGGCGGTATCTAAGGAATTATGAGGAGGAGTAACATGGATGAATACAAAGTTTACGTCAGAACAGATTCTGGCGGGATAATCACTGACATCAATTCCAGCGCGTTTATCAGCGGTGACGGATGGACGGAGGTTGACTGTGGAGAGGGCGACCGCTTCCATCACGCGCAGGGGAATTATCTTGAGCGTGGACTTACTGGCGATGATGGAATTTACAACTACAAGTTGGTTGACAGCATTCCGGTGTTGCGCTCCGATGATGAGAAAGCACCGGAGCGTGCGAGGGTTTCTGCGGCAATCGAGATTTCCGACCTCAAGGAGAAACTTGCTGAAACAGACTACATCTCCGCCAAAATAGCGGAGGGGGCTGCGACCCGGGAGGAATACATGGACAAGCTTGCGGAGCGTGCAAGCTGGCGCGCTAAGATAAACGAACTGGAGGAGGCAATGATATGAAAGACGGAATTTGCACCGCAATTGGCGTTGTAGGAAGCACTATTGCAAGTTTTTTCGGTGGCTTTGACGCCGCGCTGATCACGCTGCTGATATTCATGGGCGTTGATTATGCGACAGGTCTTATTGTCGCTGGAGTATTTCACAAGTCTGAAAAGACGGAGAACGGCGCATTGGAGAGCCGTGCAGGCTGGAAGGGACTTTGCAGAAAAGGAGTTTCTCTGCTCGTTGTTCTTGTTGCCTGCCGGCTTGATATGATCATGGGGTCTAATTTCATTCGGGACGCGACTGTCATTGCATTTATTGCAAATGAAACTATCTCCATAATCGAAAATGCCGGACTGATGGGTGTACCTATTCCCTCAGTCATTACAAAGGCAATTGAGGTCTTGAAAAAGAAATCAGAACGTGAAGATAAAAAGGATGGTGAGGAATAATGGCTAATAAGTATGCAGGTGTTGACATCAGCTATTGTCAGCCCGATGTCGATTATGCAGCTCTCAAGTCCGGAAAAATCCTCGGATATCCTGTCAAATTCGCTATGATTCGGGCTGCATACGGTACGAATATAGACAAGCATTTCTTGCAGCACGTTCGGGGCTGTCTGGCCGCCGGTTTATATGTTGGTGTGTACCTGTTCAGCACCGCCAAGAATGCGGCACAGGCTAAGGCAGAGGCAGAGTGGCTTATCAGCACGATAAAGGCAAACAAGCTGGATGGGAAGATCACCTATCCGATAGCTTACGACCTTGAGATGGAATCGCAGTATAAACTCGGCAAGGCTGTATGCACGGCGATGTGTAAGGCTTTTATAGACACAATAGCCGCATACAACTATCAGTCGATGTTATACACGAACGTCAACTGGATATGCTGCCACCTCAATTTCGATGAGCTGAAGGATTATCCCTTGTGGCTTGCCGCGTACATATCCGAGGCAAAGGTCAAGAAGTACATCACCAAGTACGATATGTGGCAGCACTCGGTTGCTGGTCATAAATACTACGATGTGCAGGGTGTCGGAGCAGTTCCCGGAATCATCGGACAGTGTGACTGCAACTGGGGTTACACGGGGTTTGCGGCTCAGATCCGCAAGGAAGGCAAGAACAAGCTCCCTAATCAGAAATACCGCGTCACTGCCACAAAGGTAGTCGCAAAATCGGAACTTCCGGCCACTACTGGTCCGCTGAACGCGATGGGTTTCACAGTGAAAACTGAAGAGGTATAATATAAATAAGTGCGCCGCCCTTGAGGTAATTTCCTTGAGGGCGGCGTTTTTTTAGTTTACGTCTTCTGATGTGAACTTTCCGGTTTTCTTGTATCGCAAGCCTTCTGGCGAAGAATATACCTCTTCTCCAAATGCATACTCACCGTGGTAGAAGTCTGTGATATCCATGCCTAATGCCTCAATGACGCGGCATGCTAGTCCGAGGATTACACGCTTTTCTCTTAGGATACTGTGTGCATCATCGGATAGATGGCACATCTGAAATCCGCTTAAATCCATAAATCATACTCCTTTCGAATACACTCAATCAGGTGCAATGTCAAGTGTTTTTGCGCAAGAAAATCCCCGACTGTTATCGGTCGGGGATCTCTCACACCTTTTGTTTGTAAACGCTCTGACTTTCGCACTTATCGACGGTCTTGCTCGTATTGGGGGTATACACAACAATTTCCGACAGGTCGCAGTCCAGCGCCTCGCAGATTTTATCAAGGTGTTCAAGACTGACTCGTTCGGCGACGTTGTGGAATAGATCGTTTATAGTGTTCGGACGTATCCCTGTCTTTGCGGCAAGTTCAGCCTGTGTTACCCTAAGCTCGCCCAGCTTACGGGATAACATGATCATAATCATCTGCAATACACTCCTCTTGATAAATTATACCACTAGGAGTTAGCGGTGTCTGCTATTTGTTGAAAATCAACGAATGTCGATAGAAAATAACAAAAAAATATGCTCACAAGGAAAACCTTATGAGCATATGCGCTGTTATGATGATATTGAGACCACAATAATCGTGATCATCAGAACGATGAGTACTGTAAAAATATTCATCGCCACCATAACAGCAACCGTATTGGTTTTGCCGGAATGCTTAGTTTTGCGGTTGTTATTTGCTTTACAAGCTGCCAGGCTCTTCAGCAGTTTTGTAACCGCGGCAATAAGAGAGGTAGTATAGTGTTTCATAACACGCCTTTCTTAAGCAGTGAAGTGAATTCAGTCTGTTAGGCGAAAAAAGCTCCGGCATCTATATTTTAACATATTTCGATAGTAAATTCAATGTCAATATTTCACGATGTGTTATTTCACTTTTTGGCTGTTATTACCAAAACGCGTGTGTTATCATTTCGGGTCGTATGAGTGGGGCTACACATGTTACCATACATCATTATAGTAATTACGATACTGAGTATAAAAAAACTTAAAACAGCATATAAATTCAGTATATAAAGTGTAAGCTGTTGACCCGAAGGAGGTAATAAATGTTCATTAACTTTTCAAATCACCCGTCTGTCAGATGGTCGGCAGAGCAGACTGCCGCCGCAATGAAGTTCGGCGATATCGTCGATGTGCCGTTCCCTGACGTACCTGCCGGCGCGGATACTGCCGCCGTTTCCGGACTTGCCGATGAATACTGCGCCAGGATACTTTCCCTGGGGGCTGACGTGGTTCTTGTTCAGGGCGAGATGTCGCTTTCGTTTGCGGTCGCGGGCAGGCTCCAGAGGAACGGCGTCGCCGTTCTGTGCGCGTGCAGCGAGCGGGTCTGCGAGACTTCCGTGCTTGACGATGGTTCCACGGAGCGGCGTTCTGTTTTCAGGTTCGTGCGGTTCCGCAGGTATCCTCTTCTGGTATGATTTACGCATAATAATTCTTTCAGGGTATTGACACGGACGACATTATGTGGTAAAATCATAGTATAAAGGGTGGTAGAAATGAAGCAAGTTAAATGTTTTTTAAAAAGTTCAAATCCCGGTTTGCCGTATAACCATGCAGGCTCGTGGGTTTGCAGTCTGAACCACCCCCTCACCGCGAGGTGATTGAAACTTCAGAGAGTGTGTGTATTTCCCGGGAGCAAGTGTATTTTGTCTGAACCACCCCCTCACCGCGAGGTGATTGAAACTTGGACACACCTTCAAATGCCATCTTTTTATACAGTCTGAACCACCCCCTCACCGAAAGGTGTTTGACAATCATACAAAACCTTGACCACATCTGAAATTTGTGAGGTACAGTCGGTGCGTATTTACATAAACGAACATGGCGCAAAAGTAGGTATATCCAACGGTAAACTAGTTGTAAGCAAAAATGGCGTAAAGCTTAAGTCGCTTCCTGCTAAGCAGTTTGAATGAAAACTGCTATTTCCCTGAAGTGGAGAAAACAATATCA